GTAATAGTTGTATTACTAATAAGAGTAGCTATTTGTCCTTGTGCTATACTTATGTTAGTAGTATTGGTACTTACTTGTTCAATAACACTACTTAAATCTCCACCAATAGTTATATCCTTTATAGTTTCAACTGTCTTTTTAAGTTGATTAAATGATACGTCCAATGTTTGTTCGGTATCATCAAATTTTATGTGACTTGCTTTTATAGTATTTGTATTATTGTTTATACTACTAATAACACTACTAATATCTAATTTACCTCCACTTATATTAGCATTATCAGCTACTTTACTATCAACTATTAATCCATCTTTTATTGCATCACTTGATTGAATACCATTTTGGTTAATAAGTTGCCCTTTACCAGTTTCATCATATAATACAAATGTAAAATTACCTTTAGCATCTTTTCCTATTTGAATACGTACATTGCCTTTGTCGTCTTTGAACTGTTGCAAGTTACCTTGTAATAACATACTTCCATCTTTTGATTGTATTTGCACATTATTTGTATTAAGAATACCTGTATTAATTTTATTAGCACTAACAGTATCTATCATAGCGTCTTTTATTAATGCATTAGCTATAGTTACTTTATCACTTGTTAATACTAACGAGTGGATATTATCCATAGTTAAGTTTCCACCAATTAATGTTTGTATTTGTGCTACAGTGGCTTTTAAGTTTGTTATAGTGGCATTAATAGCATCTAAATTACCTACGTCTAAATTATCAATTTTAGCATTAACTGCCGTAAAATTTTTAGTAGTAAGGTCTTTGAACTCACCATAATCGGCTTTTATCTTTTGGGCTTCTAATTCTATTACTTTTAGTTTTGGCACTTGTTCTCCGTCTAATAATAGGTTACCCTCGTCATCTACATATAACCACGGTGCCTTTCCATCTTTTGTTAGTGTTTCCAATAGTTCTTGTAAATTTTGTGGAATTTTAGTATCAGGGTCAGTTTGTAATACTTTTGTTTCCGGGTCACCACATAGGTCAGTTATAGTTTGTTTAGCAGTTTCCAGGTTGTTAGTTGCGTCTTGTAGTTCTGCACTCATTGTTTCCGTCATTTCCTCTGTACTTAATGCCTGCATTAATATACCAACAATCGTATCCATAGCTTCGTTATAATCTTCACCAGCCTGTTGGATATCCCCTATTTTGGCGTCCTCACATTGCTCGTCCTCTATACCTTCTATTTGCACCTCAATCCTGTCTTGTTCGTCCTCCACAGTGTCTGGTACTTCATAATACGTATCATCTTCTGTAGTATCACCAGAGGTAGCTACTGTAGCTACTTCTGGTTCCTCAGCAAATTCCTCTATGTCCTCGTCAAGTGTTGGCCACACAATCATTTCCCCGTCATCATCATATATGGGTCTCTCCACGTGCTCTTGTCCGTCACCAACCATATTAATCCCTCCTATCCTATCATAAATCTACCTACAAATAATATATTTTTACTTGTAAGTTCTTTTACTTTTACTTTTCTAAATACACCATTAGTTAAACCATTTGTGCACTCAAGTGCCACATAATCACCAGCTTTGTCTTTTTCTATTACTATTGCAGTATGGGATATAGCCATAAATTCACCATTATTTTTACTGTCTGCATCCATAAATATAATATCACCAATAGCTAAATTCTTAAATGTTTCCAAGTCTGCTACGTCTACCACCCAGTTTTTTTGTACAAAATATTTTCCTATATTAGCTTCATTTCTAGTGCTTGGAATTGCCCAGCTAACATCACTATTTCTATTATTATTAGTTTTTTTCTCATTGCCATATGGTGACTTTTCATAAGTCCATCCAGTTAATACGTAGTTAAGGAAACAACTGTCATCAATTTGGTACTTATTATTCACCTTCCATTTGGAAATATTTTCAGCTGGGTTTTCGAAGTCACAAGGAGTGGTACTATTATAACTGAACTTACTATTATTATTGTAGTAACTGTTGGCAATTTTAACTAAATCCTTAGAATATTTAAATAATGGCTGTGCATAATTACTACCTTTTTTCTTAGCTCCAACACTTCCCAAATATGCCTTATCACTAATAGTAGTATCTGGGTTATAATAAACTGATACAATATAAGTAGTATTTTCTTTTGGTAATAATACCCCATTCTTACAGTCTACCCCTTCTAAATACACGCTGTCAGGTTGTATTAATTTAAAACCTTTTGCAGCAGTGAAAACAATACGTGCATAGTAACTATCATTATAGTTAGTGGATGAAGTTGCCGGCACCCTAAATTGTAGTTTTTTCAATGGTTTATTGTAAGTATATACACGTTGGCTATCCAACATTTTATTACTAGTTAAACTGTCGCTCTCCCATTCTGCTCCATCACCAAAGTATAATATTTTCTTTTTATATTCCTGATAATAAGTTTGTGTACTTGCTTTGTCCTTCATTCTATACCCGTCAGTAGTTAAACTACTTAACCAGTAATATTTATCAGTGGCATCACACATATCCTTTGGTTTTCTTAAAAATATTACGTATCTTGTTTTATTACAATAATCCAACATCATATTATTAAGTGAGTCTATTGCTTCATTCATTTGTTTGTAGTTACCGGACTGTGAACTTCTTAAACGTGCTTCCTCACATACAAATATAGGTTTTTTAGGGTATTTCTTTAGTAAAGCTTTTATAAGGGACTTATAATCCTCCACAACATTATCCACATTATCACCAAGTGCAGGAACCCCAAATGCTAACATTACGTGGCTAACAGTTTTAGGGTATGGTGTTTTGTCGGTAACCCCATTAACAGTAATATCAGTAATAAGTTTTCCACCCTCTACAAAATCTTTAGGTGCTGCACTGTTAAGCCCTTTAAATGTAACTTCATAAGTTGCTCCGTCATCATCATCTACTATGTCTTTTGGAGGTGTTGGCTTAGTAGCTGATTGGTTTTTAACTTTGGCTTCCTTGTCCGCCCTTGCTAAGTCCCAAGGTCTAAGTATTATGCCATGTTTATACCAATAATTATAACTACCACTACTACTATAATGTTTACTGTTCATAGGTTCATATCTTATGGCGTCCGGCCATTTATGACCTCCACTAGCGTGGGCTATCATATGTTTACCATTAACTTTACCACAATATACTACTACGTGGTGAGTACCGGCTTTGGCATATTTACTATCTCCACCAGGTTTTGATGCCCACTCAACAGTTATATTTGAAGGAACTGTGGCATTACTTGCCATAATTAAATCACCAGGTAGTAATTCATTAATTGTTGTACTTGTTAATTTCTTTAGGGTATAACCACTATATTTACAAGCACTTTTTACTAAAGTACCATAAGCACAGTTAGCGCCACCATATTTTGCAGTTACACTTCTAAGTCCGGCATATAAGTAAGCACAACTACTAAGAGAACTACATACGTAACAGTATGGATTTTTAATACCATGTATAGTTCCACTAACTCTAAATCTTTTACTATCATCATATATACATGCTCCACCATAATAAGTAGCTTTTTTATATTTTTGATGCAACTCTGCTATTTCCCTAGCTTTATTCACTATTTTCTTTCTTACATTCTCAGCAACACCTTTTTTATTAGTTGTGTTACCTTCTATTTTCCATGTAGGGGCATTCTTAACACTTGCTGCTCTAGTCATTGAAGACTCTGTAGATACGGCAGTAGCTTCGGCACTTTTATTTGATGTGCCCGGTTTTATTGCTCCATAACCTCTTTTCTTACCTTTTTCATCAATACAATATGGCAATTGACCGTCTACTACTTTGTACCATCTAAGGTAACATTCAATATTATTAGCAGTTCCGGCGTGTTTATTTTCTACATACCATGCCCTACCACCAGCCCAAGCGGCAGTTAATTTTTCAAGTTCTGCAAAGTATAATTTTTGCACTTTACTACTTTGTACTGTATAACCATATCTATTTACCCATGATAAACCATTTTTCATTGCTACATATCTACATATTAATAAGTCACATCCATATAAACCAAAGTTATAACCAACCAAGGCTGCAAATATGTTCCATTTAAAACGTTTTAATGATTTTCTAAGTTCATTACATCCAAACATTATTTGGTTACATATAGCTTTATCTACTTTTACTCCATTAATTGTTTTACTGCCACAAGATTTAGGTTTCATATTAGAATAACTCGGTGTAAAGTATTCAACTTTTCCGTCTAAATATTCAATTTTTTGTTTTTTATTAAAATAAGCATCTCTTTCACATTGCATAAGACCGTATCCGCCGCCGCTATACTTAGTAGCATCATATGGGTTGGCACTAGACTCAGCATATATCATAGCATAAACTAGTTGTGGGTCAAGTCCAAATTTTTTGCTGTAATACTCAACTGGAGCGTATATTTTCCAGTGGTTGGATTTACTACGCATATTTCTAACATCACTATATTTATCACTCCACTTACCAAGTCCAAATTTAGCATAATATTCTACTGCTGCTTTATATTGTTTTGCAGTTTTACTACTATCTTCTTTTTTAGGTGGTTGTGGTTGAGTAGTAGGTGTTTTACCTTTTATTTCACCACATTTATATTTAATACAGTCGTGGATTCTACTATCACCTAACCATAGTCCATTGTCTATTTTCTTTATGTTTATTGCCCTATAATCTTCAGTGTCGTCACTTATTTTGTCTGTATCATCACCAGGTTTGACTGGGTCAGGTACTACTTTATCTGTATATTGTTTAATAAGTTTGTCTATTAATTTTTTATCTATGCCTAGTTGGTTAAGGTAATTTCTAATAGCAAGTAAATCACTAGCTGTTAGTTTACCATGTTTTTTAATAATGTCCACCACGTCATTTACTATGTCGTCTTTATTTAGGGATTTTAGTTTGCTACGTATTTGTTTGTAATTTCCTAAAGTTACACTGTTTTTGCTTCTGTCTGTAAAACTAATATTAAACTCTGTAATACGTGCTTCCAATTGTATTGGTGGGTTAAACTTGTTACTAACTACGTAGTTAGTATCACCAACATCAATTTCCTCATAGTCCCTTTCAGTCATATATATAGGAATTTCATAACTGAATTTAGTTTTGTTTAACTCTTTTAGTTTGGCATACCCCTCGTGTATTAATGTGTATATATCATCGGCATCACTTTTGTATTTCATTAATACATATTTACCACCATTATTAAGCATTTCATGTGCCTTTTCATCAAATATATAATTTTGTCCTAGTGGTTTATCTATTGGGTCACCTTGTTCTTTTTCCCATTTTACATCACTAATAGTTATACCATTTTTTCCTACTGGTATAATACCACTACAAAAGTTTGTAATATCTCCAGTACGTTTCATACCATAGCTATTTCTATCACTTTCAAATCTTTTGTATCTCTTAGTACCTCTCTCACCATTAGCAAAACAATCTACATAAAAATTAAATTTACCACGTTTTATATCCACTGGCACTGTTCTAAATTGCCACTCACACTCGTATAAAATTGAAGTGGCATTTTGTATAACTGAGTATACACTAGTAACCTCTGTAGCTTCTACCCTAAAGGCTTCCTGGTCTAATGATGGGCTTACATACCCTACCTTGTAATTAGTATCCATTAATATTGTTTGTAATAGTTTTGTCGCAGTTCCGTCTGCCACAAACTTATCTACATAACTATTGTATAATTCAATACCAATAAACTCAGCATATACAGTAATAGTTACATCGTCTATGTGCTCGATACTAGTGGTTTTCTTTATTTGCATTAATTTAAAATTGTCCTGCCAGTAAAATCCTATATAGTTACCTTCTAAAAATATTGGTTGGTCTTGGTAACTTACTTTAAAAGAGGCTGTATAAGTTTCAGCCCCCGTTAAAAGTTCACTAGTATAAGTATCATCATATACTTTTATACTATTGGTATTTGTGGTATTTATAAGTTTTAGTAATTTTTTATCATTGTCGAAAATATATAAGTTTTTATTCATCCAAAATACCTCCTTACTCACTTGTTAAATTTAAATCTTGTGGTGGTGTACTTCTATCCTCGTCTACTACACCTAACCATTTTTCTCTTATTAATACGCCCAAACTAGCTGACGTATCATCACTAACTACTTGTAATGTAGTTTCCCCTTCGTTCACATTAAAGTATGAACTACCTATGTCCACCAAATCATTTCTTAATTGGTTGTTTAAATAACAGTCACCATTCTCAAAATCCAAGTCTAGTTTATCGCCGGCCTCAAAATATTTTATATTAACTTGCTCCTCATTTTCCGGGTTTAGGTCATATACTTTTATATCACTAATACCGACTCCGGAAGCATTCTCTAACTTATCCGCCATAGTTCCTAGATATATCGCTAAGTAACTTAAGGGTTCAGTAGAATATTCACTACTACGTTTGTTATTAGCTGATATAGACTGAGTAAATTTACCATTCTCATTCTTTTGTACCTGTGCACTATATACGTAGTTTTGACCTGTTTTCTTTCTAGTTAATGTAAAGTAAGCGTTGGCATCATTCCAACTACCATATTGACCGCTCATGTAATGATTAGTAACAGTTTTACCGTCGGCATCAACAGTTTTATCTGTGTGTTCCTTTGGACTAGCATTACTTGTTTTTAAAATGGAATTCTTACTTATACTGACCTCCGCTTGGTTATATTCAAAATATGGGTTAATGTCACCTAAATATAATCTAAATATTTGAGTACCATTAACATCAAAACCATACACCTCAGCTATTCCGGTTTTATGGTCTGCATATGCAGGGTCGTCACTATAATCAACACTATTATCTACTGCACCATACCCTTTAAGATTTTCTACATTTATATATCCATAATGTTTTTTCCCATTTTTATCTTTCCAAGGTTTATATATTCTGTAGAATTTTACTGTCTGCTTACTATTATTAGAGTCTGTGTATGTATACGTATACGTTCTTTGTATTATTCTTAGAGCAGTTCCATATGGTATAGTACATTCTACCTTACTACCTAGATTAGGTTTAGTATATACAACTCCACTAGCTCCAGTTAGTGTCTTAGTTGGAACTAATAACATATTAGCTACTGTAAATGTTTGTACTGTACTTTTGGAATTGTCTTTTACTTGTTTCTTTATATATTTTGCTGATACATAATATGTCTTAGTTTTGTATTTTACTTTTGCCCAGCCATTTTGAATTGTTACCTCTGTTAACTTAGTTCCTTTTGGAATAATCCCCTTAGATGTGTAATTAGTTCCGGGACCAGTTCTATAATTAACTCCATTAGCAGTTACTACGTAGTAATAAGTTTTGCCACCCTCAACTACAGTCTCTTTTACTTTTTCCTGCTCACTCTTAATATTATTTGGGTCACCATTTATACCACTTGAGTTACATTGCATCCTCACCATTACTTTAAAATCATCAATATTTTTACTTAAGGCAATACGTGCACATGCACCTTTTATTTTCTCTGTACTACTACCTAGTTCACCAAGTATAAAACTATTACCACTAGAAGATATAGTAAAAGAACCATCTGTGCCACGACCGGAATTAATATTTGCCCCACTTTGAATTAAAGTACCTACACTCTCACAAGGGTCATGTAATATTAATGTTTGCTCCTTCTTTGTAGTACTTAATTGCAAGTGTGGGTAATCACCTACTAATATTTTTTCTCCAGTTTTATTATTTTGTAGTTGTGCAAAGTGAGCGTCTGCACCAAATCCTATACTCACATATGGTAAAGTTGGTAACTCACCATTGTTTTCTACCACTACAGTCTGTTGGTTATCTTCTGCATTGTATGCCTGCACATTATCACTATAACTATATGGTGTATGGCATATTAGTTCGATATCAGAATAACCACTCATACTATTCTTTTTCTTTACTTTAAATGAGCCTTTTAACATTCCATATATAGTAATATTTTCACAGAATTTTACAGGTACTTCCTGTTTTGTACTTAGTATATCATGTAAACATTGAACACGAGTTTTATATTCCTCCTCACTAGCACCTATTATTGCAAGGGATATAGGAATAGAGATGGGGTCATATTTTGCCCCATCAAATATTTCCCCGTCCCTACTGGAAACACTAATAGTATCTATGGATTTTTCCGGTATATAAGGTTTTTCTATACTAGTAACTATGGCTAAATCATTAATTTGTGTGCCATTAAAATTGAAATAATTATACATAATCTTTCTCACCTCTAAATCTTTCCTTTTGGTTATTGTAGTAATCATTTGTATCTTGTACGGACTTAGCAACCTTTTGACCTACTACTACTTTGTCCATAAGTATTGGTGTATTTGTATCTTCTAACGCCTTTTTATATTGTTTACCCATTTCTTTATAATCAAATTCTTGTTTACTGTCCTGCATTGCTTGTGCCATACCTTTTATGGCATATAATAAATTACTATCAACTGTGTTTTCACTATTTATATTAATACCAGCCGTACTCATATTAACTTTACCTAGGAATTTATTTGTGTCTATAGTTTGTACTAAACTACTAGCATAATCTTTAATAGCTTTTATAGTTTTACCAGCATTGGCTTCAATACCAACAGTAACACCGGCAGGAATCATTTTCCCTACCATATCTCTAAATACTGTTGATGGAGAATGAATACCCAAAGCACCCTTTGCAGCATTTAAGGCTCTACTTGCTATATTCTGCATTGTGCTAAATAAATTACCAGCCGCATTAGTAATACCAGTGATAATACCGTGTATAATATTACTTCCTATACTTACCATTTTACCTGGCAAACTGCTAATACCATTTATAATATTATCTTTGAATCTTTGTGCAGCTTCTCTACCCTTTTGAGCAAACTGTACTGCAAAAGATATTACCTTTGCAATAGTTGTTAATAGAAAAGACCATACACGACCCGGTAATTGTTGTATAAACGTAACTACACTATGTAAGAATCTACTACCAGCTTGTTGTGCTTTACTTGCCATTTGTACAACCCAACTTCCAACTTTACTAATAGTAGTAGTTAACCAAGTCCACACTTTACCAGGCAATTGTTGGATAAATGTAATAGCATTTTGTACGAATTTTGAACCTGCTTCATATGCCTTTTGTGCCATTTGTCCTACCCAAAGTACAGCATAAGCTACTGCATAGCATAACCAGAACCATATTTTTTCTGGTAACTGGCTAAACCAATTTCCTATATCACTTATCATTTGTGGTATAGTTTGTGTAAAGAAGTTTTGTAATGCCTCCAAAGCATTACTAGCCATAGTTTTTATATTTTCCCATAAGTCAATCCAGAATTCTTTAAAACCATCAATATTATTCCATGCCCATATAAAACCAGCTACAAGTGCAGCAATTGCTGCTACAACTAATACAATAGGGTTAGCTAATAATACTCCCCATAGACTTTGTAATGCAGGTATTACTGTATCTGTTATTACTGGTACAATTGTATCTAATAGAATAGATTTAAAAATTAAGAATGTTGTTCTTATTGTAGTAAATGCTCCTTTTAATATTCCTATTGCTTGTTTCATTTTTATAAATCCTTGAATAGCTTTACCTACAACCAACAAAATCGGTCCCACGGCTGCCACTAGTAAGGCGAATGTTACGATTACTTGTTTTACGGGACCCGGTAAACTTTTTATCCATCTTACTAATAATGTAAGTCCATTAACTATCTTTGTTAATACTCCAGTAGTATCACCTAAATCATATTGAAGTCCTTCCCATGCACTACTTAATTGTTTTAATGCTCCACTTAACGTGCTACTTAATGTGTTAGCCATGTCCTCGGCAGTCCCGTCACTATTTTCAAGTGACTTAGTAAAGTCCTCTATATTGTCGGCACCTGTGTTACACAGGATACCCATACCTTTAATACTATCAGCAGTAAATGTTGTCATAAGTGCAGCAGTCCTTTGGGCGTCTCCCATACCTTCTGTCGCCTTGTCTACATCTCTTATTATGTCAGTCATACTTCTAAAGTTACCATTAGCGTCCTGCACTTGTACTTTTGTATTACCTATCGCTATTGCACCATTTTTCATCTTTTGAGTCATATCTCTTATAATTGCATTTAAGGCTGTACCACCTTCACTACCTTTTAAACCAGCGTCTGCAAATCTACCTAATATCGCAGTAGTTTCTTCCAAACTCATACCAGCATTGTGTGCATTAACTGCGCAGTTTTTGAATGCTTCACCTAGCATTTCAGCTGTTGTATTTGAGTTAGCCTGTGCATAAGATAATACGTCCGCCATACGCCCTGCTTGGTCGGCTTCCAATCCAAACGCAGTTAGGTAATCAGTTACCAAGTCACTAGCGTCAGCTAAATCCATACTGGATGCAGCCGCCAAGTTAAGTACCCCAGGTAACCCGTCAGCACTCTGTTGAGCATCCCATCCAGCAAGTGCCATATAACCTAGGGCGTCAGCACATTCACTGGCACTAAAAACTGTGGACTCTCCAAATTTCTTAGCAGTGTCCTCTAACATTTGAAAATCCTTACCAGTGGCACCTGATAGTGCCTTTACTTTTGCCATTGAATCTTGGAATTTCATTTGTGTTTTTACAACACTTGCTCCTAACGCTACAACTGGAGCAGTTACACCAGCTGTAAGTGCTGCACCAACAGTTGACAAACTTTCCCCTGTAGCCTTTAGACCACTAAAACTGTTTTGAGTTTGTTGCACTTGTTCTACAGCTCTATTTAAGTTACTATTAAAATCACTCATTTCTAATTTTAGGTGAGCAACAATGCTCCCCAAATCTACACCAGCCATATTATTCACCACCTCTATAAATTAAAAAAAAACAGTAGAACTTTTGTTCTACTGTTAATTTTATTAACCCATTAGTAAATCTAAACCTGGATTATTAGTTTTACTTTCTTTAATGTCCTCTATAAATGTTGGCTTTTTACATTTACCATCTTTATCAGGTTGCATTAAATTATATAAATATGTTGCAGCTTCGTCTATGCAATAACGACCATACACATCATCCTCATCAATACCTAGTAAGTCACTAGGTCTACATCCAAAAGTTTTAGCAGTAGAAATAACATTTAGTATTCTTCTACTTTTGAATAGAGGGTATGGCAGCAGTTACATTTCCTTGGGCTTCACCCATTATTTGCATTTTTTGAGCATCTGTTATTACATCTTTAATTTCTTCAAATGTAGGTTCTACCAAACTTTGTTCACATACTAAATCAATTATTTGCATTATATCTTTTATTTTATTGTCGTCTTGTTCAAATAATTGCATTGCTTGTGTGTTGTCCTTTTGTTCAAATAGTTCATTTACTGTACCTAATAAATTGTTAGGAAGTTTGCCACTCATCATGAGGTTTAATAAACTCGCGGGTTTTATTCTTACTGCTATTTTTTCACCCGGTTCAAATCCATCTATTTCAATTATTCTAGTGGCCTTTTTTCTAAACTCTCTGGCACTTATTACTTTTAACTCACTCATTGTATTCTCCTCCTATATACCTTATATTATTTTGCATCCACTGGTAATGTGTCTACAAATGTTATTTCTTTTATTGGTAACTTAGCTGCGGAGTTTTCTCTAGCTTTTATTTCAAACTCTGGAGCATAGAATCCGTCCCCTATTGTCATTGATGGGAATTTTCCTATACATTTATTCAATGTTATTTTAGCATAGTTTACAATAGCATCTCCTGAGTAGTTTGCTACGTATATATCCAATTTAAATGGTGCTCCAGTGAATCCTTCTGACATCATTGGTGTAGCAAATTTGTCAGCAGTGCTAGTATCACCTTTTGTTACTTTATACCCACCAACTAGTCCTGCAACGGATGCATCAAATGTGTTATCAGTTAATTTTACATCATAACCATAAATTAAATCATCTGTTCTAACAACTGCTAATATATTAGTATCACTTCTTAGGATATCCTCCTCACCTTCACTAAGTACTGGTTCTAATTCAGCCTTTTGTGCAGTTGTTATTGTAGCAGTTACCCCACTTTCTTTAGGTGTACCTTTTGCAGGGTCAAGTTCAGTTAAAACTACCTTTTTAATATTGTAAAGTATAGCCATTATACTTACCTCCTATTCATTATTATAATCAAATATTACTGGTGTTCTGCAAGTCAATGAACACACATAGCATTTTAAATCTTGGTCGTACATATCATCACTCATATCATGGGTAATCTCAATACCAGCCACATATAACGCTTTTCTAACCTTGTTACGTAAGGTATCTAATTGTAGAGGGCTATGTGGTGTATAAATATATATAATCCAGTTATCCCACCCACAAAGAGTATTATCAAAGCTTTGGTTAGCACTTTTTCGCATTATAATTGCAGTATCTTCCTTAATACGTGCAGGACGGTCATGGACTGGCACTGTTTTTATTACTTGCTTAATTACATTATATATATTAAGTCTGGCACTCAATTTTTAACCCTCCTTTAAAATAAGTTTTGTATCATACCTTTAAAGTTATCGACCTCACTATCCCTGGCCTCTTCTAATATTTTGTATTTACCATCAAAGTCCCTTCTTGTTTCCAAGTAGTAACCATAGGTAACACCATGTCTAATACTAATATCCAAATCATTTTCAGTTACTTTATAATCACCTTTTAATTTGTTTTGTGCTGATTTACTTCTATTTGTCCAAGGGTGGTTAGCCTTAGCGTAAGTTTGCATATTCTTACTAATAGTGCTTCCTACTACTTTTAATTCCGCCTGCATAGTTTTATTAAAAGTTTTTATTTTATCATTAAATTCTTTAGTATCAAATGTTATTGTATTCGCCATCTAAATCAATCCTTTCCAAGGAAACTTGGTATAGTAGGTTATAATGCACCACATCAATTATTTCCAGTACTTTGTAATAAGCATTTTCATATACTATAAAATCATCTTCCTGTAGTGGAAAGTCCTCCGTATATGTTGCGTAGAGTGTGGCATATGAATAACCTTTTATAATACCTTGGTCATTATTAGTTATGCTCTTACTTCTGCTACTGGAACTATTATCTATAACACATTGTAAGTCTTGTATATAAGACATTTCTTCCTTTAGTACTTTACAACCCATTGCATCCACTTGGTATATATCTCTATATATTGGTACTAAATAACCATAGTTATTTATAGCGCTTTGTACCTTTTTAATTACCCCGGCTTGGATAGATTGTCTATTGCTCATCTACTCTACGTGGCACCTTTCCTGTTAGGGAGGTTACTTTACTTTTGCCGGAGTCACTTTCATATTGCTTTAGAAACATTGCAGCCATGTTATTCCACATATCAGCACTATTTTTTATTTTAATAGCACCTATGGTAATTTCATCTGCACTTGCTTTAGCTAAGCAACATACATAAGCTAGTTGGTAAATGTTGTCGTATATTTTAGCCATCTCTTCTAGTTGGTCGTCTGTAAAAGTAGGGTATTGGTCTTCTAATATTAAGACCTTTAAAGTATCAACGTCTACCATGTAACCACCTCCTATAAAAAAATTGGTTAGGCTAAGCCGTGTTAGCCTCGCCTAACCTGTATATATAAGGGAATACAATGAGCTATTTAATTATTTACCTATTTCAGCTTTATCGCTTACATCTATTACTGCACAGTTATCTATTGCTTCAAATGAAGGTATCATAACACATGAAACAACAGTTACAACTTGTACTGGGTGTTTTTCTTTAAATGTAGTAACAGTAGTACCATAAGAAGCTTGTGCAACTTGTGCATCTGTACCTGACATAAGGTCAGAAGCTTCTGGTGTTGTACCATAAACAGTATTTCCAAGGTTACCACTTGGCATTAATACTACTTTGTTATCTGGTATTAATGTTACTTGTTCTGTAGCGTGTGCTAATCCTGTTGTGTGGTCTAATTTACCAAATTTTTTACTATATACATATATGCTTATACCTGTTACTTGTTCTATAAATGATTTCTTTTGTTGTTCACTAACAAAGTAATGCATTGTAGAATCATCTGGGTACATCATTTTTTGAACTGTATCACAGTTAATCATATTTAGGAATGTGTTTCTATTCATAACTGCTCTTGAAGGTCTTATACCTGTTTTAAGTTCCATATCATCACATATGTCTATAAGGTCTCTAACTGGGTCACCAGTATCTTTGCTTGCAGGTGTCCAAGGAGCTCTAACAGCTTTATATAAGTTAGTCATACCATAATCATATACATAATGTGCTCTACCATCTGCACTAGCAACATCTATTTTACCGTCAACCATTAATTGACATCTCATTATTTCAGCTTGTACTCTTGCACCTTCTATTAAACGTGCAGCTTCATCAAATATTTTTCTAATTAAAGGTAATGCAACAGTGTTATCTGGGTGAGCTAATAATAAGTTTAATTGTTGTCTATCTTTTTCACCAATTCTCATAGCTTCTCTAAAGAATGCCATTTCAGTAGCAACTGCTTCAAATCCTTCTTTTTCTCTCATACGAGCTTTAACGTCGTATTCACTTGGTTGTAATGCTACTGGTAATCCATTAGCACCTTTTAACCAGCTTATATCAGTACCCATACTTGTGCGTGAAGGGAATAGTGTTTCAGCAAAGTATGGTTCTTTATTTATTGGGTTTTCCTTTACATATGCAGCAATTTCTTTTGCGTTTATATAATCAAATAAGTTTACATTTGCCATTATTCTACACCTCCTAGTTATTTACAACATGGATTAATTCAGATTTAAGATTTTCCGCACCAACTAAACGGTCTTTTCTTACAAATCCATGTACTAATACAGCTACATTTATATATGGGTCTGTATCTGCATCATAGTCATCTAATTTTATAGTGTTAAATACTATACCGTTACCTTCACCAGCAGCCTCAGGAATAGTCACATTACCATCTGCATCCAATTTTACTACTGTACCTTTTTTAAGTGTTTTTGCTCCCTCAAAATCTGCGTCAGCTGCAGCAGCTGCTTTTAAAGCTGCATAAGCTATTTTCCCAGGTAAATTTACATAGTGGTCTGGGAATGCTAGTATTTGTTTTTCTGGAGCTAATATTTTTTTAGTTCTTAATTTTGGCATAAATGCCACCTCCTAATTTATTATTTATCATTGTTACCAAAGAAATAATTACTATCAACTTGTTGTGCTTGTTCACTACATTGTTTTCCTAATAGTGAACCAAAGTCACCTTCGTGTGTAGTTTTACTACCGAAGGCATTTAGATTACTTGGTTTTCCTGGAGAGCCAAGATTTAAAAAACCCTTGTTAGGTTGTGATTCCACATTATCAAATAGGTAGGCCTTGTCCTTTTGTAATGTAGTTAACTGGTCTGTTAATCCTTCAACAGTGCCATCTTCTTTTAATACGACTTTTTCCATGTCCAGGAATTTCATTAAGTCGTTTACATCTTTAGGTTTAGCTTCTGCTAATTCCTTATTTATGGCAGTGGTTAATTTTTCCTTTTTAGCCTGTGCCTCCATGCCGGCAATTTTTTCTTCTAAGGCTTTTACTTGTTTTTCCGCCTCTGTAGGGTTTTTTATTTGCTTTTGTAAGGAATCTATTTCTTCGTTAGCTTCTGCTAACTCCGCTATTTTGGCATCTAAACGGTTTTTAGGTACATATCTATTATCCTTATCATCTATTAATATTTTGCATCCCTGTTCCTCTAGGGCTTTTGTTATTACTAACTCCACCTCGGCAGCATTATCAAGTCCAGCTAAAAATTCTCTTAATTTTCTTTTTGCCATACTTACCTCCTGTTTTACGTCCAACGACGATAATATACAATGTTTTTAAAAACAAAGAAAATCTTACTATTACAAGGTTTTATGGATATCCTAGAACCCTTTGTCGTATTTATATATTAATTTTCTAGGAAAAATATTAACTAAAATTGTGCAATAAAAAACACCCAACTGTTAGGTTGAGTGTTTAATAATCTATTTAGCTTCCTCCTCTGGTGGGTATTTCTTATCATATTCTTCCGGTGTTAGGGTTAAGTCGGGGTTGTCTAGTAATACCTGGTGCATCATCATTCCTATACCGTCTATAACATTTTCAAAGTCATCATAACTTAGTCCTAATACTTGTAAATCTATACCACGCTCAAACATCATCGCGTGAGCTAACTCGTGGTAAAATGTTTGTATTAAACTTTGGTCATCTTGTAGTGAAGGGTCTAGTTGTATTGTGTGTATATTTTTATCACATATTCCCAAACACTGTCTACCATTCATTAGTATTGGTCTATCACTTATTTCCACTTTATAATATGCACTTCCAACTCTTACTTCTTCAGGTATTATCATATAAATCCCTCCCTATTTTATTATATCTTTATTTTTACCATCTGCATAAAATATTTCACCATACGTTTTGCCACTCTGTATGCATCTATCAATTATGTCTATTATTTGTTGTTCAGTAAGCCCTTCTACCTCCATTAATGGAAAGTACTGTTCAAATTTGTCTAAATAGTCTTGTAATTTTTCTCTCATTTACTATCATCTCCTTATGAATATAATATAGAAAAATGTGGTAATTTACTAACTACTTTTTCTTATATTCTTTTAATGTAGCTTTAACTAATTTATCATAAGACTTCATCATCTCAGGGAAATTTGCGTATAAGAATTCACGTGTTTCCGGTTGTGTCATACTGGAACTAATTTCAGCCCATAGTTCACTAGATACCTCTATACATGCGGATTCATAGTCACTTATTTTCCTATTAGCATTTCTTGTATAGTACTTAAGGTCATGTCCCCAACGTGTATTTACTGCACCAGCTGATATACCTTTAGCTGCATCTTGTAATGCTATTGTAAATACTTCATTTTCATGTAGGAAGTCTGCAAACTTACCATTAACTAGTGTGGCTGGTGTATCCTCTAAAGTCTTTTTACCGTGGAATTTTTCTTGCACCCATTTAGCCTGCCAGTTCTTCATATCCCTTTCAAATGACTGTGCTAACCCTGTAGGTTTTATAGCGTCCTTTAATGTTAATTTAGTGTACCTACGCTCACTACCACCGGAGAACTTATAACTTTTAACTTTATCTCCAGCACCTTGGTCGTCTATTAAATGTCCCCATTCATGGAATAATACATCATATCTATGTTTTTCACCAAAAGGTAGTCTAAGGTTCCTATCATCACTAAAAGACATATGTATTTTAAAATCACTAGGACTATAAAAAGCTCCTCCAGCTGAATTTATACGTTGGAACTTACCTACGCTTAAGTACATATCTTGTACATCTAATGGTGCCTGTTGTAAGGCTTTTAATACTCCGTCAGCAGTGTATTTTTTATTTGTTGTTCTCATTTCATTTTTAAGTGTTTCATGTAATTCAGCATACTTAGCTGCACGTTCTTCAGGTGTATATATACCACCATTTTGTTTAGCTGCTTTCTTAGTAGTCTTAGTTGTGGTAGCTTTTGTCTTAGTAGTCTTAACTCTAGTAGTTTTAGTTTTAGTTTTAGTTTTAGGTTTAGCTGTACCTCCAAGTCCTTTATATTCTGGTATTTTATCCATTGCACCGCTATTCTTTTCTCCATTCGCCCACGCTTTCATATCTTTGGCTATTTCCTCTGGTGTTGCTTCCTTACCATTAATCATCCATACTGGCTCTAACCAACACGCTCCATTCGGGTGGTCAAGTGGTATATCATCCTTATCTACTATAAATATATGTCCATCCCTGGAGTTACACAAATCACAAGTTCTACCCGCTTCGTGGTTGCTGTGCCACTTTACTCCTCCCATATAAGGATTAACTCTTTTAGTATTTATAGTTTCCACCTGTGCTTGGTGGGTTATTGTAGTACGTGCTAATCTTAGTGATTCGTAGTCTAAACCACCACTATATTTCCTAGCATAACCACTACCCAGCTTTTCTCTTATTTTATTCCTACTCCATGTATGGTGACCACCCATAGCAAACTGTTTTAAGTTTTCAGCCATGTCAGTAGCTCCCATACCTTCAGCCATACAACTGGCTACTGCGTCCTCTATTTTCTCACCACTGGTATTAGTACAACTCCATAGTCTTTTATCTAATCCTTTTCTATCCTCATATAATTTTCCTCTTATTACTTGTTCTACTGTATCTGCATTAACTATGTCTACTAATTTATCCACTTGGTCTTTTATTTGCTTATAACCATCTCCCATTAATAGTTGCATCATTTGTTTATTTATATCCGCTAAATCATTAGCAACCTTACTATTATATTTCATAACTACCTTTAATAACTCATCATATATCTGTTGGCTATATGCAGCAGTTAAGTTCTTTATAGCCTTACTATCTCCATAGGCATTTTTAATCCCTCTATTAATTGTGTCCATATAAGCCTTTTTATAAACCTGTATTATTTGTTGTTGTTGCTTTTTAGTTAGCTCCCTTGGTTTACTATTTAATTGACTATTAAGGGTTTTAAAATAGTCGATTGAGTTCTGTGTATTCCCAACACCACTAAATTCTGTTCTACCCAATTCGTCCACCTCCTATATAATTTATAGTATTAAAAAAGGAGGTTTATTAACCCCCTTTAGTGCTACTGGATGTAGCTTTTATATTTTTCTTTTAACTCTTTACCGTGTACAGCAATATCTCTTCTAAGTTCGGTTATTGCGTCTAAATAATCATGTTCCTTTTTATTTACTCTATCCTGTATATCTTGTGGGACAAATCCATGTATTTTAAGTTGTTCTTTTACTTCATATCTATTGCTGTACTGTATCTTTTTAAACTCCTCTAATAAGTCCTGCAACTGTGACATTTTTCTACGTAGTTCATTGTCAGTTACTACTGTTACATACTGAGCACCACATCTACATTCAAATCCTCTAATAATAATACAACCTTTTAGTAGCATTAATTCTTTTTCCCTTGGATAAAACTCTCTACCACATTTATCACATTTAGCTTTAAAATTTAATTGTTTTTCCCCTCTACGTCCTTTAGTCCATCCACCTTGTTTTGCCATATTTACCAACCTCCTACACTTTTTTTTATTTACATATAAAGTATAGAAAATTAGTTGTTTTTACTAATAGAACCATTTAAATCCGCCATACTATTTTGTGTCATGTTGACCTTGTCCATTTCATCTAGTATTTCGTCGAATTCTTTGTCGGCTTCTTCTGCACTACCAAACTCTCTAATATAACTTTGTTTACTACGTACATTTGCTTCTACTTCTTTTATTGCTATTGTCTTAGTATCCACTTCGTCGTCTGGGATTGGATAGTTGTGGTCTAAATCTAAACTAACTTTATATTGCATAGATTTTTTAATTGTAGGGTCTTCAGGGTATAAATCACTTTTTAATACAATCTCCTCAATTAATTTTAATAGCCATATAATAGCCTCGTCCCATGCTTGCCACTTTTCCTCACAACGTGTAATAAGGTCATCATATAACATACGTAGGGCTTTACCACTTGCTACATTAACTAATGATTCTGGTAGTGGTTGCTCCATACATTCATACATATCCTTTTTAAGTCTTTCTAAGTATGCGTCGGCAGCTCCTTGGAATGTAAACTCACTACCGACCTTTTGTATAGTAGCTTGCTTATAGGTACCATTTGCACTACCCATACCAAGTGAAGTATCAGTCTTAATATCTAATATTGACCCAGGTGCCACTACTATTCCTTCAATAGACTCACTGTCGGCATCTATGAAGGCTGTTTGGTCAAACATTGCAAAACGTAAACTATCTCTATAATCACTAACTGTTTTATTATAATCTTCCTGCATATCCATTAAGTCTTTTACATCACTACGTCCTCTAATATCTCCTGTAAGTCCGTCATTAAATATAACTGCACAAGGTATGCAGCTTAATCCAGTATTCCATTCACTACGTATTTCTACTTGTTGCATTTGTTGTTCGTCTTGTTGTTCTCCTGCGATACTACTGTTAAGTATGTTTGGTACTTCTGCATAGGCTATTGTGTTAGTACCGTCTACTACCATATAAGTACACCAACACTCTTCGCCTCTCATTTCATATATCCATTTATGCCATCTCTGTTCATTTTGTAGCTTACCTACAGTTGACTCGTCTTGGTAAGCTATTTGGACTTTTATTAGTTTGTCGCAGTCATTAGGGTCATATTCGTATAGGAATTCTGGCATTGTATAAAATCTAAACTTTATAGGTGCATTGTCTATAGGGTTGCCATAGTCATCTACATCTAACATTAATGCTAATAAAACACGCTTACCTATAACACAGTCCATAAATGCTTTACTAAATTTATTCCAAAACTTTCCATCATCTAATATTTTTTCATACGCTATACGTTTATCGTCTATTAGTGTTGGGTCTGTACCGTCTACACTCTTTACTACTATTGTTGGTGGCACACTTGTCATAAATCTACCTTGTTTTTTAAGTAGCTTTTTAGTTAAGTTTCTTATCTCTCTAGTTGGTCTATAATCTCTGTCTTTTACTGCCCATAGTTGGCCAGTTCCATCCTCTAAGTCGTCCTCTAATTGTTCAGGTCTACCTTCGTAGAACTCGTAGTAGGTTTTTACTTGCTGCAATTCTTCTAAAAAGCGTCTATCTGTACTGTATAGTCCTACTAAGGCTCTGTCTATACTGTTATACAAACTCATTTTTATTTACCTCCTTTTAATATATTGCACCTTTACCGCTTAGTACTTTAAGGGCATCATCTAATGTTCTATAATTAATACTGTCTGTCATTACTGCATAACGTATTTTATCCATAGCATGGTCATTCATTTTTAATATTTCTTCCACGCCTTTGTCCAGTTTATCTTCGTCCCAGCAATAGGAACCAAACTCCTCTATATCACATCTACAACTTGGGTCTAGTGTTAGTTTATCTTGGTTTAATAGGTAGCTGACTAGTTGTATTCCTAGTTCCACATTATTCTTAGCTGGAACTACTTTTATATGATGTCTTTGGAAAAACTTATTCTTCTTTAGCTCCACTATTAACGGAGCTGCACTAGGGTCAACTGTTATGTATTCTGGCATTACATTATTTTCCTGTATAAATGCAATTAAATCTGTCACGTACTCCGCAACAGTTTTTTGCCCTTCTTTTCTACCATTGTGATAATAACTAGCTATTTCGTGGTATCTCTTTGTAGGAGCATAATAACCAAATATACCAAAAGTAGTGGCATTTTGAATACCGAAGTCAGCACTAATAAATATTCTCGTCCAATTAAGACTTAATTCTTTTGCATGTCTATCTGGGTCAAACATAGGATATATTACACCGTCGGCCATTACCCATAGTCCTAATATAAATCTCTTATAGAATACACCACTGTACATTGACTTATAACGTTCTATTACTTCTTGACTTAAACTTAAATTGTCCTCCATTGTAAAGTGTATATGCAGTGCATTTCTTTCACTGCATTTTTGTATCCACTCCTGGTTAAACCAGTGGAAAGGACTGTCGGGGTTGCAGTTGAACCAGAACTTAGCTCCAGTTACAGAACAACGTGCTGTAGCTTGGTTAACAAAAGACTGAGGCATTAACGCTACCTCGTCAAAGAATACACCTGCTAAAGTTATCCCTTGTATTAAGTCTTGGGAACTCTCGTCCTTTCCACCAAATATATAAAAATAGTTTATTGCTTTTCTTATATTACCATTCTTAGTTTTCCATGTTCTACTAATAGTTAATAAGTTTTCACTTCTATTGTCGTGTACTACATAGCCTCTACTCATTAACATTTGTTTTAGTGGTTGCACAACATTACGTCTACAAGAGGCTATAGTCTTACCACACAGTGCAAAGTTCATACCATTAAATCTCTCTGTAGCCCAGTTTATATAGCTAAAACTCATACAAACTGTTTTACCACTACGTACAGCTCCATCACATATTAGTGCAGTATTACTTTTATAACGTGGGTCTAACCACCAAGATAATACTTGTATTTGTTTTGCACTGAATGGTTTCCAACCAAATGGTACTACTTTATTTAATTTACTCATCTATATCACCCTCGTTGATACGTTTTAAAGAGTCTGCTAATATTGCCACAAAGTCGTCTTGTACACTCTCATCACCACCAAGTCCTGCAATAGCTTTTTTAAGTTCCATTTGTTCATATTTCATTTTAAGTTCCATTGCTTCTTTAAATGGAATTGTGCCTGTACATTCATCTAAGAATGTCTTAATGGCCACCATATTCTGTATTGCTTGGGCTAATTTAAAGTGAGATATCTTACCTTCTTTGTCTAATATACTACTACTATTATCCACCATAGACTGTTCCCATAAACATAGTAGCTTATAGCCTGCTTGGTAATATCTATCTACTAGTTCTTTGTTAGCGTCTACATATACTGCTTGGCATTTATCCAAAGCTAATTGTTTTGTAGCTTTCCTTTTTTCCGCCCAACCTTCACTATGTATTAACTTTGTTAATGTACTGTTACTAATATTCCATTTGTCGCACAATTGCTTATGGGTCATGTTGCTGCAATAATCTAAAAATAATTGGTCAATCTCATCTCCTGTTAGTTTTGCTTTCCTTGCCATATAATCACCTACTTCCTAAAATGTTTTGGGGTGTTATGGTAGTGTTTTAACTCCACTTCACCGTCTATTCTTCTTTGTATTTGCTCTCTATATTTCTTACTATTACTTAATCTTACAAGGCTTACTAAAAAGTATTTATTAACTTTCTTTGGTATCTTATTGTTTATTATGCAGTCAACTAAATACATTGCTTGCTTATAACTGTGTATATGTGTATGTCCTTCTTCCCACTCCTTCTTGGTATTATATACTACAAATTCATCATGTTCCTCTCTTTGGAATACTACCATATATTTCTTCGCAAATACTTTTTTCATATGGATAACCTCCTATCACAAATTTATATTAGTTGTTGCTATTATTTATTAATGTAAGAATTAGTATTTTAATCCTTATTTTAGTACAAATAAAACTTATTTAGGACTTAATTATATAGGTTTATTGTGTTATAAGTATTAAAAAAGGGTAATTAATGTACTATTAATTACCCTATTTGGTTGTTATTTAGTTGTTAAATGTTCAGTTTGTGCAGTTACTTCTTTTGTTAATGCGTCGATTACCTCCGGTATGTTATCAGGTTCTAAGTGTTCCTTTTCTACAAGTGCTTCTATTACTTCTATTACTACTAGTGTTGCTTCTTCCATTAATTTAATTGCATTACCTTTTAGTACTATCTTATCGCCCTTAATTTTTATCATATTATTTAATCCTCCATTTTTTCATATTTTTCTATCATTGCATTAAGTAAGTCATCCATATCTACCCCTGCTTCTTTTGCTTCTTTTTGTAGTTGTTTCATTTCTTCATCAGTCATTATGTGGTCATTCATTACTGGCCACCATTTTTCTATTAATTCATTAGTAGCATATATTTCCCATGTTAATTTATCCATATCTATACCTAATCCTCCTTTAATAATATCATTTACAGTTATTTCTTCCGCCGCCTCTTTTGGCTCTTGTAGTGGTTTTATATGTTGCACTGTAGTTGTTGGATTGTCAGTGTATTTATGTTCACTCTCTATAGCTACCTTTGTTGTTTGTGCCATTGTGTCTACTAGTTTAAACTTAGCTTCTAATATGTCAGTACCTGGTTGTAGGTAATACTTAGTTTTCTCTAATATTAAATTTACTATTGTTGCTTGTAATGCAGTTAGTTCAAATAATAAGTCTGTTGAGTTACCTTTTACTATTGTACCCTCCTCAATTATTTGTACTCCTTTTTTAGTATCCACTGTTATTTTAATCATATAAAACCCTCCTATATATTTATATTATTTTTTATTTGTTGTGCAAATTCGTCTATAAAATCATTTACATGTTCCTTATCTAAATTACTCTTTTCTACTAACATATTTATTATAACTATTGTAGCATTTAATAATTGCTCCACTACATCTTCTACTTCCCCTTTGACTCTTGTTTGTACAGTTCCATTTTCAGTATCCACTGTTATTTTTATCATATTATTTATCCTCCTCATTTTTAACTTCTACATAATATTTAGTTGTGTCTAAATTTTCTAAACTTAATAATATGTATTTTAAATCATCTATTGTAGCGTTACGGTATATAAAGCAATTCATACCATTCTTTTTATTTTTAACTAATACTTTATATTTCACTACTCTTTTCCCCCTTACTATTTAGTTCTTTTTCCATTGTTTCTACTGCTTCCTTTATGTGTTGTACTGCTGCAAAGTCTGTATAGTCTTTTAAGACTACATCCCTGTAGCCCATTAATAAGGCTACTAATTCATATTGTGATATTATAGATGATTGATGTGGTGTAGCTTTTACCTTTACAAATGCCTGAACTTTACCATTAATTGGTTTTAATTTACTTTTTACTTTTAACATATTTGTACCTCCCATACTTCCTTTATTTATCTTACATATATAGTATATAAAAAAAGAGTGGTTTACTAACCACTCTTAAAAATTATTTAATTTTTTTATTGTGCAGGTTCACTAGGTGTTTCTTCAGCATCACTATTTTCTATGGATTCTTGGTCTTCATAATCATTATAGTGTACTCCTTGTTCATCTAGTTCCTCTTGTGTTATTACGTGGTCATGGTCATCCCAGTAGTTATAATTACCATCGCCTGAGTTATCTCTTTTTTGTTCAAATTCAGGTGTTAAGTTACCATATTCATCATTTATTTGTGTTCCATCAGCATCATATCTAATAGGATATTTACCTTGTTGTTCTTCGTCTTCAGCTTGGTGTTTTCTCTCTTGTTCCTTAGCTTCCTCTTCTAAATGTCCACCATGTTTTTTAATTAATCCTTTTTCATACATTTCATCTTCTGTCATTTCATCTTCGTCTTTAGGTTGCTCTTTTGTAGTTTGTTCTTTTTTAGTAGTGTCATTAGTTTGTTGTTTTTGTTGTTCTTCTATTTGTTGTGCTCTCTCTTTAGTAACCTTTTCTTGTTTAACGTTACCTTGTTCGTCCACGTATTTAATTATTACTGTGTCGTCGTCTTTACTGTCGTTACTACTACAACCAACCATTAAGCTCACACTTAAAATACCTACTAATCCTAAACTCATTAATTTTTTCATCATCTTATTTACCTCCATTTAAACTTTTTATTTTTTTAGTGTTATATTGTTGCTCACTTGTTTTGTAAGCAGTTAAGAAATTGTTATTACTGTCTACTACTATTGTAGTGTAATTCATTGTGTATATTAATGTATGACTTTGTTTACCAGGTACTATATCTTTTATACCAGTTTCCAATGCTTCTAATATTTTAGTTTTGTTAAGGCCATGCTTTTGGTAACTGTGTAACAACTCCATCTTACCAAAGTTTATATCTAACATATCCCCCAACCCCTCTATCTATCTTATTTATTAACATAATTATACTACTACCCATATAATTGTGCAACACTTTTTTGAAAAAAAATAAAAAAAAATCCCACATTTTTATGTGGGATTGTATTTGTTAGAACACTACTTTATTGATTCTTATATTCTTTCTCCACTAACCATAGTAAACAGTAGTTAGCTAAGTCTAATATAGTGTCATCAATTTTCTCGTCCTTTACCTTTTGTTCTGGGGCATTTGGGTTACACAATGTCATTAATCTATTATACTTGTCGGTAATTCTTACTAAAAATGATAAATCACCAAATTTTTCATATGTGTCTGCAACACTATTACCATAGTCATTATTTTTATTTTTATAAGTTTGTTCTAAACCATTTAATATATATTGGTATATATCCAATCTATCCATTTTAGCTTGTGCTAACTCTTTTGTAGAGGCTGCACGTTCTATTGGTGTTACCAGTTCAACCATATCTTTATTCCATGCATAAACGTTATCTTTATCAGCTAAATATAAATCACCGTCCATATCTATATCTACTACGGCATCAACTATTCCTTTAAATTTTAGCATATCTTGTATAACATCACACTGTCCATATTTTTCCCCTGCTTGTATACTCTCTCTTATTTTAACTAAATCACCTATTTTATATTCCATACTATTTACCTCCCTTTGTTACTATTAAAAAATATATAAGACCTAACAATAACTCACCAACAACACCAAATATTAACACTTTAATTATCATCTTTATCCTCCATATATAATAAATAAGTTATAACTAACCAAAGCATTCCAGCAACCCCTAATAAACAACCAATTAATTCAATCATATTATTTTTCCTCCTTTAAATAGTTATCTAAAAACTCACATAAATTTATTTTATTTCTATCCTTATATACAATGCAGTCAAAGCATAAGTGGCAAAACTCACATTGTCTATGCTCTTTTAACCTTTCAATATTGCAGGGTGCTAAGACCCTACTTTCTATTTGTTCATTAGTGTAATAATATTCATCCAATTATTTTTCCTCCTTATATGTTAAGTAACCACAACCTAGTGCAGTTGCTACAATAATTCCTAAGCTAATAGGTAATGAAAATCCAGCTATAACAGTACAAGCTGTTATTCCTCCCATTGTTACTACGTCAGCAATAATTGTATTTTTACTCATTATTGGAACCTCCTTTACTTAATATATATTGCATATAAGCTAACCTACAGTCTGCAGTTTCATATTGTGCTAGGGGACAATCTTTACATCCCCTAGTTTTTCCATCATACATACTATCACAAAATAATTTTACTTTATCAGTTAAGTCAGCTATTAATTCTCTATCACTTTTATTTTTTCTTCGGCTCATATATTCCACATCCTTTCGATTCTGGGCAATACCCTAATTTTCTACATTGTGGTACTAAAAACTGTTTGTATCTTGGCTCAACTGCAATTACTTGGTTTACCATTTGCTCTACTAAATAACGTATAGGTAATTCAGCTCTAGTACATAATCTTACATTTGCTAAATGTATAAGACCTTCTATGTTTACTGCAAAGCTACAACAACTTGCAGTTCCTATTGGTACAAAAGTCCTTGCTATTTCATTGGCACGTTCTTTTTCAATACCTGAACGGGTCATTCTATCAATTGTTAATTGGTAGCATGTTGCAGCATATTCTTCACTTAAATAGTGTTCTTTAACTAGTAATGGGTTATTTCTTATTTCCGGTGCTGCATATACATCCATTCTACCCTTCGTTACATATCTTAAACTTTGTACATTTTTTACCACGCCTACCTCGTGTCTTACCAGTTGGTCTATTGTAAAACGTGGTATTCTTTGTAGGTCAAATACAAAGTATAAATGTCTACTACCACTTAAATGTCCACTTTTTAAACAATGTAGTCCTACTTTTTCCGCCCTCTCTTTTGGTGTATCATAACATACACAAGCAAATTCACCATGTTTCTTTATAAATTGTGCTACCTCTTCTTTGTTAACTAAAGTTACTTTAAACTCTTTTTCACCAAACATTATCTCATTACCTCCTCGTATTCTTCTTTTGTTATATTTACAACCTCACCACATCTAACACATTTTACAAAGTAGTGAGTTGGTACTAATAACATCAATATAGCTAATATAAAACATATTGGTGCAGCTATCCAACCTAATATAGGTATCCACATCATACATCCACCAGTTAATAAAAATATTAAACTGTAGCTACCTCTACCCATTTTACAATATTCCACATCACCATTACATTTTTTACATTTACGTCTAGTCATTTATTTTCCCCTCCTTTAAACTCTTTTTAATATCCTTTTCCAGTTTATTTAAGGTATCTAATACAGTTTTTAAGTCCTTTAATTCAGTTTGCAGTATACCTAATTTTAAACAGTCATTTAACGCTTTTTCTAATGTTGGGTAATATCTTTCCTTTGTTGTATATGTGCCAACCTTAGTCTTATAAGTTTGTATTAGTACATAATTTTTATCCTTGTCAGTAGTAATTTCAAATTCTTTATTTATTTTCATTACCATCATCTCCTACATATAAAGTATATAAACTTGTTATAATTTACTAACTAACAATTAAATTTATTTTTATTATTTGGCAATCAATACCAAGTGCCACAAATGCTTGCATTGTTAAGTCTAAAGTAACTGTTAGTGTTTGCTTACTTTTATCATTTTTATTTATATACCAATTCATCCAAGGGTTAAGTTTATGCGTACTTCGTTGTTCTAAACCCTCTACAGCCCTTACTTTATCACCATAGCAGCTTAATATAACATTATAACGTACTTGTTCTTTTAAGTGTTGGAAGTTCTTTATAATATACATATTACCACTTCTATAATTATATCCAATAAGCCAGTCCGCACTGCACGTATACAGCCAACCGAACTCATGTCCTGTACTTTTATATTGTTTGTAAGCCTTAACCCCGTTGCCCTGCAAATTATAATAGAATATATCCATATACAATTTATCAACACCATTATAACCACTAATGGATTTAACTTCGGTATCTTTTAATTCACCATAAGCCTGCACTACATAATCACCCTGTTTTATTTGGTCAGGTAATTCAGTATATGGTATAAATGGCATTTGTAGTTGTGCCATGGCGGAGCGTACTACTTTTTCCACTACCTGTCCTTTTTTCCACCCCCTATCATTATCCAATGTAACTTTATCTTCCCTTGTAATTTGAATATCTAAACTCATTTCCCCAATCACATCCTTTGGTAAATTTTTACTCCTATATAAAGTATAAAAAAAGTAGCTGTTTTACTAACAGCTACTTAAAATTTCTACTATTAAACTGTAACAAGCTATCACACCGTCATATTTACCCGTTTTAATACCCTTATCATACTTTTGTACTAAACGTAAGGCGGCAAGTAATTTAGCTGGTGGTATACGGTTATATTGTAATATATTATTACATATCCAGCTATTAATACCGGTTACTTTAGCAATATCTTTTTCCCCTCTATACCCTTCTACTAATACACATTTATGAAGTTGAGAGTATATGGCATATATAATACCCATTACATTATTTTTATCCTCTAATAACTGGTCTAATAGTTTAAATGTTAGTTGTGTGTCCTTTTTCATTATGGCATCCGCTAACTGGAATACAGTTACTTCTTCTTTTGGTGGTATATATTCGTCTACTACACTTTTATGCAGTTGTTTTATTCCAGCTCGTTTAAATATATCCATGTAGTTATTTATAGTACATAAATCATTATTACAAGCCTCTATAAAGTACTGTTTATTACCTACACTACCGTCCATATTAACTGTGGTTAATAATTGTTTTGTTGTCATATGTTTAAATTCTACTGTACAATCATTTAATTCTTTTATAAATTTTTTACACTTGCTTGGTGTTGTAACCTGTACAACTAACACTGCATTTCTAATTTTATTACTTATATTACTCCATGTTTTTTCACTTTTAATAAAATCCATATCATCCCTAACTACGTATACTGCAAACTTATTGGTACTTATTAGTTTACTTGTTATTTTATTATATACGTCTGCAACCTTGTCTATTCTTATTACATTACCCATTTGTTTTAGGTATATATTTTGTAGTTCAATTTCCTCTCCAGTAAAAATATAAAAGGGAAGTAACTTACCTTCCCTTATTTGTGTTTGTAGTGCTAATAAATCTAACATAATTTTATTCCTCCCACTATTTGTACTAAATACCATATAGCTAATGAAATTACTATAGCACTCATACAGTCAATATCTCTATCTCCTATTGTTTGTGTTATCCAATCAATTACTATACTCATTGCAACTATTAACACCATAAAATTAAATATTACCATACTATTTTCCTCCTTTTTGTTTCTTTCTTTTTACTCCATGTTTTTTGATGTCCTGTTTTTCCTTTTGGTTGTGTTGTTCCTTCATATATAGTATATTATTTAAGGTAATTTCACTAAATACGTCTACAAATAATTTTTTATTTTTCTTACTTATTTTTATGTCATTTTCGTCCTCGTTTATAGCACATACAGTTTCAAAATGTCTAGTGGCGAACCCACGTACATATTTTTCTTCACTATACCAAGCAAAACAGTCCTTATAAGCCTCTGCAAATTGTTTAGCAAACTTCTTAATTTCCCTAGCATCATTTTTTAGTGCCATCATTTTTATTTCCCCCTTAAAGTTCTAATATTTAGTACCCAAATATCAAATATTAATGGTTTATTTGCTCCTCTTATTCTTAAGTCCCATAGTGCAGAACTAGTATATTCAATCATTTTATAATCTACATAACTGCTATGTTTTTGCTCATCTATTACCACTTGTTTAAACAGTTCTAAAAATAGTTCCACTGGGTAACCGTCGTCCTCCTTAAATCCTATTGGATTACATATTTTAAAGGCATTACCTGTGCTAACTCTTAATATATTGTTGTATACCTTTAATGCGTATTGGTACATATTTATAAAATCTTTATTTACATATTCCAACATTTGCCCCGGTGTTGTGGCTACCTTACATAGTATATCCCTTGGTACTTCACCCAGGTCGTATAAATCAAATACATCATTTAGCTCGTGTACACTGTAATTATCCATTATTAATAGTTTTGCTCTACTACGTATTGTTGCTAATAGGTTATCTACATTCCTTACTCCAATCATTATGTAACCCTTACTAGGTGGTTCCTCCACTAACTTTAGTAGGGCATTTTGTGCAGGAATGGATAGGTTATCACCTTTAATGTAAAATAATGTTGGTGTTGATATAGCCACACAGTCCTCTATTAACTGTCTAATACCTTCAATATTATTCTCCACTAATACATAATTGTAATGGTTATTACTGGCTATTTGTTTACTCATTAAATGCTTCCCAGAACCCCTATCACCCCACAATATAAAAAAGTGGGGTATAGGTTGACCATTCAACTTAGCTTGTAATTTAGTTTGACCAATTATTTTAGACATAAAAGAATCAACTCACTCTCAATTAAATTTTTAGGATTCTGCTCATATTTTATTTTGTCTAATAAATTATTTATGGCATCCAATATATCAACCAATTGATACTTTGGGGTATTAGTTGCTATATGGATACATTGTCTCATTATGTCTGTTGGTATCATTGTTAGCTCTTTATTATGTGTTATACTTAGCTTACATAGGTCTAATACAAACTTATTTAAGTCCTTTACAAACAACTTTAAATCTTTACCGTCCTTGTATATTTTGTCAATTATTTGTATTGGCTCGTTTGGTTGCTTGTTTATAATACCCTGTACTATTGTCACTAAATGTTCATAGTTAGTAATTCCCAAACAATCTAATACTGCTTGTAATGTAATTTCAGTTGTGTAACCAAGTACTGTATCCAATTTCATTATGGCATCTCTCATACCACCGTCGGCTAACTTAGCTATATATTCTATTGCTTCTACGTTGTATGTTAATATACCTTCCTGTTGTAATATATATTGTAACCTTTGTACTATATCAAACTGTGGTATTCGTTTAAAGTCAAAACGTTGTAATCTACTTAATATAGTCGCTGGTATTTTATGGGGGTCAGTTGTGCAAAGTATAAATATAACACCTTTTGGTGGTTCTTCTAATACTTTTAACAGTGCATTAAAGGCTCCTATACTTAACATATGAACTTCGTCAATTATATATACCTTATATTTACTATCCAAACTTTTCATTCTACAATCATCAATTATACTACGTATATTATCAACACCATTGTTACTAGCACCGTCTATTTCAATTGGTTTACCTTTACCACCATTTACATCATTTGCAAATATCCTAGCACTGGTAGTTTTACCTGTTCCAGCACTACCACAAAATAGGTAAGCCTGTTTTATCTCCCCAGTTTCCAATTGGTTAGTTAATACCTTTTTTATATTATCTTGGCACACCACATCCTCAAAATGTTGTGGTCTATATTTAGTTGCTAAAGCTTCCATATTATAATTCCTCCTTATATAAAGTAATAAATTCATCAAACTCCTTACCACATCTGCTACATACAAATCTTGGTTCTTTTACTTTTAAAATAAACTCGTTATCACTATAAACATCTAGTGCAAAATCATCTTTAGAATAGTAGACTACATCACCACCACATTTATCACAAATCGCCCTTGATGTATTTTGTCTCATTATAACTCCTCCTTTAATTTTTCTATATAATCTTTTAAATCTTGTAAGGGTATTACTGCATACTCTTCACCCACTTTACCAAAGTCAAATACAAGTGCAGTATATGGTCGGTGCATTGCTAAAGACTGTCCTTGTAATTTTGTTAACCATTCTTTTTTAATAGTAAATTGTGTTGTGGGTTGCATTTTAGTTTTACATTCCACTAAGTAAAATTTATCAACTAATACATCACCCTTTTTAGTATGTCCTGCACCACTATTTGGTGTAACTTCTCCATCCAAGTAGTTTGCCACATATTGTTCCTGTTCATCACTTTTACTTCTCGTACTCATTTAAAAACACCTCCCATATAAAGTATAGGAGGTGTTACTTATTTACTAACTTCTTCTTTAACTTTTCTAAAAAAATCTTTAACTACACGTGATACATATGCAGGTGACACACTATATTGATAAGCTATGTATGTACCCTTTATACCATACAGGTAATCAGCTATTATGGCACGTTGTTTGTCATTTTTAACATTTTTTAATTCCTGTGCAATAATTTCTTTTAGCTCGTGTACCAAGGCACTAGTTTCCACGTCCTCTTTACTTTCCAGGTAATTTTCCAATGATGTATATCTAGTGTGTCCACAATGTTTTAACTGTATATACCCATCAATTGATAATATTTTGTATATATTTTGCTCCCCGTCAGTGGTGTACCTATTATGTTTATCCATACGGTTCCTATATTGTCGTAGTTCTCTTTTTATTGACGGATATGCAAAGGTGGTAAATAATGTGCCATAGGACGGGTCATAATGGTCTACACACTTCATTATACATTGCCATGCAACTTGGTACATCTCGTCCCTATCATTATATAATTTATAGGGTTTTAATAAGGAATATACCATATTGTCTATGTACTGGGGTAATTCGTTTATTGCCTCCTTATCCCCGTTTTTATAACGCATAACTATTTCCTGGCACTTATTACCATAACTACTCATCCAACATCACCCCATTAAGTCTAGTTAATAGTTCCTGCACTACATCTTCATGTTCATGTAAGTAATTTAAAAACCTTGTCATACCTTGGAAGTTTAACTCATTACCCTCTCTATCTAATACTATATTACCTTGCTCATCTATTACCCTATACCAAGAACCGGCTTGTTGTACTATTTTATAATACATACAAACATTAAGCATATCATATAATGTATCTACACCATCTAAATATTTTAATGTGTAATAACCTAGTCTTCTATTTGGTTTACATACCTTTGTTTTAATTATTTCCATTCCAACCCTGTTCCCGGCTGGGTTTTCAGCTTTACTACTTAACTCTTTATTATTTTCATCCAGTAGTGTATCTTTTCTAAAACGTATTCTTAAACTGCATGCATGTTTCCAACCTTTACCACCTGGAGTACTTATGGTACTAAACATACTACTTAAGTCCTCACGTATTTGGTTAATTCCTATAAAGGCACATTGATTAACTGTTAAATGAGGTAAAATTTTACTACAAAAAACAGTTAGAGGCTGTGAAATACCTCCATAGGCTTTTTTCTCCATACTCTCGTCAAATATTTGTTGTGGCACCAAACAAGGTATACTATCTAATACACATAAACCTACATCACCAGTACTAATTAATTCAATTATTATTTGTAACACCTGTTCAGCAGTTTGCTCTTGTGGTCTTACTAATATCATTTTCTCTGTATCTACCCCTAATAACTTAGCCCATTCAGTATCCAAAGTTTGTTCTGTATCTATATATAATACTAGTTTCTCACCTTTTTCCTGCACTTCACCCAATTGTTCACTTAACTTTTTAATTTCCTTTTGCGCTTGTTTTGTGTTAGTTTGTTGTAATAGTTCTATTTGTTGTACCAATTCCCCAACTTTTTTATTATACACCTCAGCAAATTTCTTTTGGGCATTACCACAAATATCAAGGGCGGAGGTTGTTTTACCCCCACCCTCTCCACCAAAGAACTCAGTTATTTTTCCAATTGGTATTCCTCCATACGTCATGTAGTTTGCCATTGGTGAACTAAATGGTATTTTATCCACTTCTATTATGTCAGTTCCTTGTTGTATTATATCAGCACCAAATTTTTTATTTAGTGCAGCCATTTTTAAATCAATCTCTCTCATACTAATACATCTCCTTATTAGTTTGTTGGTATTCTTTATATAATTGTTTTACTTTTTCCCTAGCTTTCGGGTCATGTTCTACAGGTACCACTTTACTATTTTTACAGCCATCCTTTATAAAATCGTATATAAAATCATCTCTAAAACCTATTTCCTCAGCATCCTTTACATCACCGGCATATATTACTTTATCCAAATTAGCCCATATTATTGCTGCCATACACATTGGACAAGGGTAACCTGTAGCGTATAAAGTGTAACCTGTTAAGTCAAAAGTACCTAATATTTTACAAGCAGTTCTTATAGCACATATTTCAGCGTGTGCAGTTGGGTCATTATTACCTAATACGTGGTTACTATCTACACAAATTATTTCCCCAGTGTTACTATTTACTATTGAAGCTCCAAAAGGGCCTCCTATTCCTTTACTCATAGTCATTTTAGCTTGTTTAATTCCTAAATCCATTGGTTTACTCATATATACCACTCCTTATAATTTATTTATTTGTTTTACATATATAGTATAGAAAAAGTGGGTAGTTTACTAACCACCCACTTCTTTTTATTTACCTGTAGTGTATTTAAAAATATATCCACCAGTGGAGTTCCATACACCATTACATACATCCACAATATACTGTCGTTTAATACCTGTTTGTTTGGAGGCTTCACCAGCATTAATAAATGTTTTAATATATTGTCCTTGTTTGGTATACATCTCTACGGGCTTCAAATCACGTTTCCAACGTTTTTTACTCATATTAGATAAATGTTCCTTACTACTATAATCTCTGTTCCCACATTCTAGGGCGTGTATATTATTTTGTTGCACCGTACACCACTCTAAATTTTCTACTCTATTATCATCTCTTATACTGTTAATATGGTTAACTACGGGCATATTATTTGGATTAGGTATAAAGGTTATTGCAATTAATCTATGCACTTGATAATAGTAACATTTACCTTGCTTATATAATTTTACTTTTAAATACCCATCAGTGTCATATTGTAATTTTCTCCAATGTTTACGTTTAACACCATATATCCTACCATCTCTTGTTATTTTATATAGTCCTTCAAAACCAGGTATATCGTATAAGTTATTATCTATTCGTAGTTCCATAACCGCCTCTATCTGGGTTACCAAGTTCGTCCACCTCCTCTATATCTAAAGGAGTACTTTTTTTAATACTTATTTGTACTAGTCTGTCACCCTTTTTAAGGGCTCCATATCTAGTACTATAAAACATTGCTAACCATTCATCATTATCACCACAGTACGTATCATCAACTAGTCCCATACTATTAGTAAGTAATAATCCAGTGTGTTTGAATGTGCTACTACGTGGTAATATATACCCCTCGTAGCCTTTTCCCATGTCCATAGAAAATCCTAAGTTAACTACTACTATATCTCCTGGAGAGAACCTTACTACATTACCAGTAGGCTCTATACCATTTACACTTGCTGTACGTACATAACAATCATACCAATTTCCATTATTACTTTGTGGTGCTTTTCCACCTTCAAATACTTTTACTTTTACCTTTTTATTCGCCATTAAAAATCCCTCCCATTGGATAACATATTATTTCTAGTAACATTAAATTCATTAAGTCTTAAGTTCATTAATTTTTTCAAACTACTGTGCAACATGTCAGCAATGTCTAATTTCTTTTCACATTGTTTGTACACTCTTATATATATGTCCTCTATAAATTGTTCTTCCTCCACCATTAGTTGTGCGTCACTTGTTTTTGCTGCCACTGTACACTCGTCACTATGCATATATGCAGTGTTAAAACGTGTTTTCTTTTGTGTTTTTGCTGCATCCACCCTAACACCTAATACCTGCATTTTGTCTATTAATTCATACATTAAAACAGGTAATAAGGCTATATATTTTTCCAAGTCGTCATTACTTAGTGTAGAGGTATTTTGTAATAATTCCTTAACCTCGTATATGCAGTCGTCCAAAGTACTTGTATATTTTTCACTAATAGTTAATGCAGTATTAACTATATCACCACATTGTTTATTGAACTCTTTTATAATATCCAATTTACTCATTATCCGCACACTCCTTCAACTGAGCCATTAAAAATATTCTACTATTAAAAGTTTCCTTATCCAGTTTAAAGTTTATCCTTTGGTACGTAACAGGTAGTTTAGAAATACCCACTATAATTTCACAGTCATCCACATTTAAACTTTGTTTATTATTTTGCATTGTTCTTTTTATTGTACTCCAAGGTATCATAAATACTTCTTTATAATCTCTGAACTCTACTATTACCATTGGATTACAGCCTTTTATATGGCTGTAAAAATCCAGTTGTTCCTTTTGGTTGTCGGTTATGTTACTAAAATCAAACCTATCACCTTTTACACTTTTTAACTCAAATAAGTATTGGTATGGGTATTTATAGTAAATAAAATCACAGGGGTTTTTCACCCCTGCATATCCATTAGTGGTGTCGTATAATCTTACTAATTCTTTTCCAACACCCTTTTTAAAGTTATTTTCAAACTTTTTACCATAGTTCATTGGTTTCCTCCCTAGCACAAGTATTTTTATATTTACAATACGTACATTTAGGTTCCTTTGGTGGTAATACGTCAAATTTAACACAATCATTTACGTATTGTATAGTTGCTTCTATATTATCAATCATCTCTTGTGGCACTTCAAATAAATAACCTTTTTTGCTACAATTGTCTCTATTTTCATAAATAAATATTACCTTTGGTACCCCTATACACATTGAGTAACAAGCTGCTTGTAATTTGTGTGCTTGGTGTGGCTCCTCGTGGGAGTTGTATTTGTGGGTACTTTCAGTTTTAATTTCTATTATATAGTACTCACCTTTATACTGTACCAACCCGTCACACATAAAACGCATATTATATTTCTTACTAAATAACTTAGTTTCATTACCTTCCTGTGATACCACTTGGGGGTCAGTAACCCCTTGGTTGTGTAAATAATCACCAACATTAATCCATTTACAGTGCCCAGTATATTTTGCCATATGTTGTATATAATCCTGTAAAACTTCATGTCTATCAGTACCACTCTCACATATACCAACTAAATTTACACCACTACTTTGTTCATCTGGTTGTGCTCCTATCATTTGGTAATACAAACTTCTTTTGCACCCAGCAATCCCACTAGGTTTATAAGCCTTTGTGGGAATGTAGTCACTTTCATTTTCTTTTTCTATTGTATATATTAAGTCATTTACAAATTGCTGTGCAACCTCGTTACTTTTTTCTGCTCTAACCATTTTGGCTATTTTATTCAGTTTCATAAATAACCTCCTATTCTTCGTCGGCAGTTGCCAACAACATTATACTATCTTTAGTACATAACTTAATAGTTTCCTCTGTACCAAATTCTATTTTTACATTAGGTTCGTCTACTGCACTAAATAAGTCCTTTAAATAACCACTATTTACACTTATTACAAAAGGTTCAGGTAAATCTATCCCTTTAGTATATTCAACCACCTCTACGGACTTACTAGAGGTTGCTATGGTCATATTTACGTCACTAAACACCAAGTCTATAATACCTTTATCATATAGTCCTATAAATAAGTCCAGTCTATCTAATGCCTGCAAAACTTCTTTAACATCCACTTCACAAGTATATGGGTAACCACTATTTAATAATGGTATTACATCTGGGTACTCGTCTGCACCCTCTTGTAATGCCCCAGTAATAGTTACATTTTGTCCCTCTGCTCTTAGTGTTGTGCAATCCTCGTCCACCATAAATTTAATGTTCTCCACGTCTATTGATAATAATAAGTTTGCTAAAGTTGGTGGTATTAATAATTCTATGTCCTCTAAATCTTTACCATCCAATTCAGTACTATATACTTTTATGGCATCCGCAGTCACTACTTCACTGTCCCTTACTAAATAGCTAAATAATACACCATCAGTAGGTACATTACTTTTAGCTTTAGCACCACCAGTTATTGCATTACTTAAAGTTGTATAAGTTACAGTAAACTCTTTATCTACATCTATTCCTAAAGTTGGGTAAACTTCATCACTAACTATTTCCACTTTATAAGTACCATTACCTTTTACCTCTAAATAATTGTCTGTTAATTTAAGAGTTACCATATCTTTAGTAGTTTTATTAATTAATTTACTAAATTGGTCAGCTTTTACTATTACAGTCATTTCCTCCTCGCATTGTGTTGGATAGTTTACTGTTATAAAGTTTATACCGTCTGTGGCTCTTAGTGATAACCCGTCTACACTAAAATCTAATTCATAGTAATTAGTTATTTCTAATATTTTACTTGGTTTACAACCACTTACTGAACTCAACATATTTTTTAATATACTTGTATTTACCTTCATAATATACCTCCTAAAATAATCTTTTTTGATATCTATTGTTGCCCTTGTATTTATAGTTGTCCGCCCAGTCTTGTAAATAGTTAACATTCACCACTGAGCGAGGTTTATAGTTTTCCCTACATTGTTGTAGTGTTACCCCATATTTATTAATGTCCTGTTCTATACGGTCTATAACGTGTGGTGGTAATTTACTTATATGGTTATTTTTATCACCGGATTGGTCACTAACACATACAACGCCATACTTAGTCATTATATTACCATTATTACTTACCATTAACCAGCTAGTACTGTCGGCACTTGTAAATGGAAAATCTTCTAGTATGTTTAAACTGGTCATACCAAATGCATGAACCTTTACATTTGGGTTATTACTTTCCTGTATAACCTTAAAACATTGTTTATACCAGTTACTTTTTACGTTTCTATCTTTTATACCAACTGTACCACCCAAGGCTATATATGGTATGTGTTTTCCGTCTAATATTACATTACACATATTACTTAAATATTTAAAATCCTCTCCTATATGGAAAACTGGTAAAAGTTTATCCTTGTCTATAACACGTTCTCTCATATACATATAATTCTCCCAGGATAAAATTGGTGATTGTTGTTTTTCCTTAAGTGTTGGTGTTCTTGTTAACTCCCCTGGTATATTATCCACACTAGCAAATAATGTTAACTCATTAGTATTCTCATTTAAATAATTTATATACTCGTCTGTATCAATACCTTTACCCCTAGACCAGGCACTAAATGCACCGGAGTCTACAAATACCTTCCTTTTATCACCACTATTTTCCCTGTTATGGTCTAACCAAAATTGTCCCCTATTTCTATCTCTTAGTTGTGAATAAAGTCTACAACAATGTCTGTCCATCATAGCGTGTTCGGCATTCATATTTTGTACACCTGCAAAATATAAATCAAAGCTCATATTATCTCCTCCTAACATATAAAGTATATAAAAAGTGGCTAGTTTACTAACTAACCACTCTAATTTTTTATTTAAATAATTCGTATGCTTCTTTTCTTAACTCAGTATTAGTTTTAAATCTACCACGTACAGTAGCAGTCCTTGTTTGGCTACCACGGGATTTTATACCCCTTGCAGTCATACAACTGTGTTCACCTTCTACCACTACTATTATATCCTCTGTGTCTAATATCATTTGTAGTATATTAGCAATATCTTCTCCAATTCGTTCTTGTAGTTGTAACCTTTTACCCACCATGTCGGCCACTCGAGCAATCTTGCTCAGTCCTATAACTTTACCGTTTGGTATATAGCCAACACTAACAGTCATATTATACATTAACGCTAAGTGGTGTTCGCAGTAACTAAAAATTGGTATTTTAGATACAGTTACCAGGTCATCTGCACCCTCGTCATAAAAACATTTATCAAACATTGCAGCAATTTCCTCGTTTGTATAGTTCATACCTTCAAATACCTCTTGGTACATTTTAGCAACCCTTTTAGGGGTTTCCACTAATCCGGCTCTATTTGGGTCATCACCTAACGCCTCTATTATTTCTCTTACTGCACCTTCTATTTTCTTTGTATCTATCATATTATACACCTCTCATATTTGGATTCCATATTATTTTATGCAATTGTACTTGCACTGTTACATTATTTAAATTATTATCTAATACATATTGAACTAGTTCTTTTGGTTCTATTGCACCAAATACTGGTGATACATAAGGACGTGCTTTACAACCACTCTCCTCAAGTATATATTCCATTTTTTCTAATTCATTATAACTACTAACTACAAATTTAATAACATCTTTAGGTTGCAATAAGTGTAAATTACTTAATATCATTTTATGTTCCATACCACTACATGCACATTTATAATCCATAGTAAATATTACTTTACTATTATATTTATATTCCCAAAACTCGCTTAAATCAACTGCACCATTAGTTTCTATATTTACCTCAATATCATTTGCTAATAAAGAGTTAATTAAATCCTTAACCCCCTCGTGTATTAGTGGTTCTCCCCCTGTTAATGTTACACGGGGTACACCATATGATAATACTTTTTCTAATATATCTAGTAAAGTCATTTCCTTATATTCCTTATTTTCACAACTATAACGGGTATCACAGTAACTACACTTTAGGTTGCAACCGTACAGTCTTATAAAGACTGCACTTAACCCTGTTCTAATACCTTCACCATCTATACTACAAAATATTTCATTTACTTTATAAGTTCTATCTTCCACAGTTACAACCCCCTTTTACCTCGTATATTGCAGTGTTATGAGTACTTTCCTCCACACTAACTCTAGTACATTTTACATATATACCGTCGAACATACCTGTTAATTGGTCAGCTATCCATTTAGCTATATTTTCGGCAGTTGGGTTAACACCAACAACTTCATTTATATATGCGTGGTCTAATTGGTTTACAACTTTTTTAATGTGTGTAAAATCCATTACCATACCATACTCAGTTAATTCTTCACTCTCAATTTGTACTTCTATATTCCAGTTGTGTCCGTGTAAATTACTACATTTACTTTCATATGGTAACTCTAATTTATGTGCTCCTGCAACTTCCATTTTTTTAATTATTTTATACATACTATTTTTCCTCCCAGTTTATATTAATTTTATATGGTACAGGGTCAACTGCTCCATTTGCTTTAAAAGCATTTATTCTATCTATACAAGTCCCACAAGTACCACAACAAGGTCTTTCCCCTTCATAACAACTGTGTGTTAATTCATATGGCACTTTTAATTTTAATCCTAAACCTACTATATCCGCTTTTGTCATATTTACAAATGGTGCATGGACTCTAACTTTGTTATAAGTACCAATTGATATGGCTCTATCCATAGTTTCAGTAAATTCAGGGCTACAATCCGCATACGCTTCACCGGCTGCATCATCGGCATGGGCACCTAAATATATAGTAGCAATTGTATCCGGTTTATCTTCTACCAAACTCATTGCTATTGTAGCAACACTACTTAGTAATAAACCATTTCTAAATGGTACGTAAGTTCTTACCATACCCTCTCCGTCCTCAGCTATTTGGTCTGCATAACTTTTATGTCTAATTTCTTCTGTACTATTAGCTAATAGAGAACAGTTACTATATGCAAATATTTTACTTAAATCAATTTCCATATGTTTAACACCATAATACTTAGCCACATTTGTTGCACATTTTAACTCAATGTCGTGTTTTTGACCATAATAAGCACTAACTGTAATTACATTCTCTTTTCCATATAAATCTACTGCTAATCCAACTGCTGTTGTACTATCTACGCCACCACTATTTAATACTACTGCAATTTCTTTAGCTTTACAAGTTTCACCCATTATTACACATCTCCTTTTTCTTTATTTGTTGTACATATATAGTATATAAAAAACCCGGCATTTACTAACCGGGTTTTCAATATTTTTAAATTTCTATTCCTTCACCATACCATCTATAAGTACATTCTATATCAGTTTTCATTGGTATTTCAAATTTTCCGTCCACTACATGCACCATAATGTGTTCTAATATGTCCCTAACCTCTTTGGCATTCTCTTTTGGGCAAACACCTAACACTTCATCATGGACAGGTATAATTAATTTATAACCTAATTCCTGTAATCTTTTATTGTCGTGTATTTGTATCATAGCTATTTTAGTCATGTCAGCAGCACTACCTTGTATAATACTATTAACACATTGTCTTTGTGCGTCGGCTATATAACCACCATTGTCTACTAATTTATAACCCTCGTCTTTTGCCATTTGTTTAATTTTTTCCTTAGCTTGTTTACCATACGCTCTATTCATTAGTTTTAAATACTTAAAGTAAACTTCGTCACTAACCTCTGTGTTGCCTGTAGAACTAAAATCCAATGGGTTAAATGTATCCACCAAGTTATGGTTCTCCACTGTAATTTCAATAGGGTCTAACTGCATATTAGGTAGTCTTCTTTTTCTACCCCAGGCAGTTTCCACAAAGCCATATTCCCTTGCATTCTCTTGTGCAAAGTCTACAAATCCTTTTACTTTTGGGAACTGGTTGTAAAAGTCTATTATAACTTGTTGTGCTTCTTCCTTACTAATATTCATTTGTTCCGCTATACTTGTTACACCTCTACCATACATTATTCCTAGTAATATAGGTTTAACACTACTTCTACGTTGTTTACCTTCTGGGTTAACTGTACCGTCAGGTCTAAACTCTTTACATTCCTCATATGGCATATTATATAACTTACTAGCTATGGTACTATATAAATCTTTCCCGTCTAAATATGCCTGTATCATATGTTCGTCCTGGCTCATGTGTGCTAGGCAACGTGGCTCTTGTTGTGAGAAGTCACCACCTATTATTACATTACCTTGACCTGCAATAAACATTTGTCTTATATCATGTCCAGCATCTATTACAGTGCCATCACTTAATTTTTTAGTTCTACTTGGTATATTTTGTAAGTTTGGGTCACTACTACTAAATCTACCAGTCTTTGCTCCATACTGGTTGAAGTTTGCGTGTAACTTACCAGTTTTTTTGCTTATATGTTGTGGTATGGCGTCAATATAAGTACTTAATAGTTTTGCCATACCCCTATATTCTAAAATACTGTTAACTAGTGGGTGGTTTAATTGTTTTAATTGTTCTTCCCCCACACTACGTTGTCCCTTTGGTGGCTCCAATTTTAATACGTCATAAAATAATATTACTAACTGTTGGTTACTACCTATATTAATATTTACTTCTCCTAACTCGCTTATTTTATTATATTTATCCGGGTGCTTAACTCTTAGGTCATTAAATACACCCTGTTCATCAAGTTGTGCCACCTGTGTATTAAATTCATTAAGGGCATTGTCCATATAAGTAGTATATCTCTCCTTAAGTTGTTGTGCTAACTCTGTATCTATATTTACCCCTTGTGCCTCCATATCAAATACTACTTCTATTAGTGGCATTTCTATATTTCTAAATACATCCGCAACCCTTTCAAGTCCTTTTTTATAACAGTACTTACCGTCCCTATCCAAATATTCACGTTGGAATTGGTATAACTCAAAAGTCATTATAGGGTCAAATGCTGCATACATATAACCTACATCAGGTGGTATTTTGTTAAATTCTATACCATTAAATAACTGGCTAAATTTACCAACCTCCTCGCTTTCTCCTGTACAGTATTTTTGCCATAATACTTTTAACCCGTGGGGTTCATTTTCATTAAGTAAGTATCCTCCAATTAATGTGTCCCAGTATGGAACTATTTTTACACCTACCATCCAATATAGTATGTGCATATCAAATTTGGCGTTGTGTAATACAAATCTAATATTGTTGTCTACCCAGGATTGTATTAATGTTCTAACTACTTCCATTGGTACATTACTTTGTAGCTCCATATTAGTCATATAACTTATATGTCCCACTGGTATATATATTCCTTTTTCATAAGGTGTATATAAGCAAATACCGGCTATTTTTCCGTCTATTCTATCAAGTCCATTTGTTTCAGTATCCAGTGCTACTATACCATTTGCCACTACTTTTTTATCAAACTGTTTTAACCTTTCCACTGTGGTTACTAGTTCCATTCTATCTAGTCTATCACTAAATATTTTAGTGGACATCATTTTAGCATACTCCACTTTATCCTTCATTGTTTTTGGCACCACTGTTGTTACTGGTGCTTTTTTATTTTTCTTTTTACTTAATACTTCCAAGGCTTTTTTATTAGCCTCCTTGTTATTGCTGCAACGACTAAATGTATCTTTAAATAAACTCATTATTATTCCTCCTATAAAAAATACCAGGTAATTTAACCTGGTATTTACTTGTTATTTATTTGTTATTAAAATTCGTCGTCTACAACTCTACGTCTTCTACTTTCCCTTCTTGGTGCTTCTTCACGTCTAGTTGGTGTAGGTTCTTCATTATTGTTAGGTTTATTGTTACCCCAGTCATATATACCGTCTACTATATCTATCATGTCCGCTTTAGTTACTTTTGTAACATAAGTTCCTTCTATATCAACTTTTTCAGGGAAATCCTCTAAACCCTTGTTGTCTTTCTCTAAAGCGAACATTTCATAAGTTGTATTTGTATCACCTTTTTTACCTTTACGTTCTATTTCTATTGGACGTTCTACTAGGCTGCCATATCTATTTAAGAAACTTACTATTTTTCCTACAAAGTTTTTACCTCTTTCCCAAACTTTAAGTTTACCGTCAGTTTCGTCATATAATTGTAAAAATAATTTTTCTTGTGTTCTATACCCAGCTTTACATAATGGGCAATCATCTTTGTGTATATGTCCATCTTCATCTACTGCTAAACAACTTACATATTTTCTTACTTTTTTACCGTTGACCTCAATCTCTATTTGGTGTACTAAAAAGAAGTCCATATCTCCACCTTCTGGGTCAGTATATAACATTCTTACTTGAGCAATATCACCATCATCTTTTAGTGTAAAGTATTCACTTGAACCTACGTTTGTAAATTTACCTGCATCCTTAATGTTTATTTTAGCCATTTAAAACCAACTCCTTTAAATTTTTATTTAATTAACTTACATATATAGTATAGAAAACCAGGTTATTTTACTAACCTGGTTTTAAAACTTTTTACATATGAAAATCTTCTACTGGTTCGCCAAGTATTATATTAACTACTGTTTCGTAGTATGCCATCCATGCCAACTTGTCGGCATTTATTTCTTCTTTAGGGTCTAAAAACTCTTTAGCTTCATTATATATGTCTAATACTTCAGTTAAGTGTTGTTTTACAAATTCTTCACACTCGTGGTGGTATATTAAGCTTGTTATTGCACCTGATTGACCACCATTTTCATATACCTTTTGTAAATAACTTTGTACTTCTTCGTCTGTACTACATATATTAAGTATATCCTCTATTACGTGTACCATTAAACCACTTTCAGTATTTCTTAACATTCTCCATAAATCTTTTTTAGTTGTTGTCATATAAATCACTCCTTTTTTATAAATATAATTCATTTAAATCTTGTTCAGCTTCTTCGTAAGTTTTGTAGCTGCAACCATTAACTAATTCACCAACTGTACCAAATTCATCGCTGACTTTATTTTCTCTGTATATGTAGTATTTACTATCCATCCAAAATTGTTCAATGTAAAATGTACCTTTTTTACTTTCATATCTTTTCATTTAAATCTCTCCTTTTCTTATCTTTTATTAACATAATTATAACATTACTTATATAATTATACAACTGTTTTAGGAAATTTTTTTTTAATTTTTTTTCAAATAAAATAAGGTAGGTTAACACCCTACCTTATTTGTATTAATCACATTTAGTGTAGCCACATTCTGGGCAACTATTGCAACCTCCAGTAAAATTTAATTTAGCACCACACTCAGGGCAGTTACTTACTTTAACTTCCTCCGGCTTAAGTTCTCCAGTACTCATTTCATTGTGGTCTGCAATATATCTTTGTTTTAATTCCATTAATGCTCTACCTATGGCACTTGGACAACATTTACCAGAACTAGTATCCTTTTTAGTAACAGTTCTAACAGTATATGAAGGACAAGCCGGTACACTGTTTAACTGGTCACATATACCCTCTACTGTTCCACCTAATTTACCTGCATAACTTATCATTCTGCTAAGTCCTACCATAAAACTATTACATCCACCTTGGCTACCTTTGTCTAAAAATATGTGACATAATTGTCCAGTTTTTTTATGGAAATATACTGACATCCATAAGCTACCACAACCTGTAGTTAATTGAGTGCCATATGCCACACAGTTGTCTATTGAAGTGTCACTTAATGGTATGTGTATAGTATTTTCACTTGTTTGTTCTTTTGGTGTATCTACTACTAATACACCTTCTTTTTTACAACCAGCTCTATAAATTGTTAACCCTTTGCATCCTTCTTCCCAAGCTGATTGATATAAATCTCTTATAGTTTCAACAGTAGTATCATTAGTTACATTTACTGTACTACTTATACTTGCGTCAATATATTTTTGCCATGTAGCTTGTATTGTAACTCTATCAAACGGGTCAATATTTTGTGCAGTAGCTATATTACCTACTTTTTCTTCCTCTATTAATTCCATGTCAATCATCTTTTGTATTATTGGTGTATATACATTATAAAAAACATCTTCCCCGTGTAGGGATTGAGTTTTTCTTGTATAATGTGTGGCAAATATTGGTTCTACGCCACCACTAACTCCTAACATTGTACTAATACTTCCAGTCGGTGCAATAGTAAATAATTGGCTATTTCTAAGACTATATTGTTTTATTAGGTTAATAGTATTATCTTGGATAACATTACTATGTTTTAATACTGTTAAAAAAGTACTTGCTAGTAATTTCTTTTTATTACATTTAGGGAAACATTCAGTTTCCTTAGCTAGTATGGCACTTTCCTGCAATCCTGTATTAACTAGTGTTTTACCTACGGTATCAATAATAGTCAAGGCACGCGCTGAATCATACTGGCAACTCATTTTTAGTAACATATCAGCAAACCCCATAATACCAAGTCCTATTTGTCTCCAGTCCCTAACGGATTGTTGTTGTTCTTCTAATGGGTGTAATTCTAACCCTTCGTCTAAAACATTGTTTAAGGCACGTATGGCTATCCTTACTGCACTTTTAAATTCAGGTATATTAAATGCAGCTTGTGGTGTAAATGGGTTTTCTACAAATTCACTTAAGTTTAATGCACCAAGTAAACAACTACCACCAGCTGGTAATGGTTCCTCGGCACAAGGATTAACTCCTGCATACTTAAAGTCTTTAAACTCGTCTAATAAGTTATAGGACTCTATTGTGTCCCAGAATAATATACCTGGTTCAGCCCAGTCATAATTGTTTGCTGCAATGTGGTCTAATATTTCCGGTTTATTTTCCATGTCCTTGGAACTCATACGTACGGAAATATTACATTTTTCCAACTTATTATCTAGTTTGGCGTCAATAAAGTCATGTATGTCTGGGTGGCTACTATCCATACTTAGCATTAAGGCACCACGTCTTCCGTTTTGTCCAATAACCCTTGCAGTTTGTTCAAATACATCCATAAATGATACTGCACCACTAGTTGTAAGGGCTGCATTATGTACCTCGGCTCCTTTTGGTCTTAATGTACTAATATCTACACCGCAGCCTCCTCCGTAACTAAATGTACGGGCTAACTTCATTGCAGTTTCATATATACCTTCAATACTGTCTTCCGGGGGTGCTATTACATAACAGTTACTATAAGTAACTCCCCTATTGGTAATACCTCTATTACTAAGTATACGTCCTCCAAATAAGAACTTTTTATCTACTATTAGTTGTGCAACCTGTTTATCACCACCACTAACTCTGTCTAACCACTGGTCAAAGCTCTCACCATTACGTTGATATTTTTTCTTCCAAATATCTTCTCCTAACTCACTTAATTTCCAATCCTGTAGTTCCATATAACTACCTCCTTTGTATTAAAAAAGTCTTACTATATATAGTATAGTAAGACTTCGTTATTTACTAACCAACTAAATAATTTAATTTCTTTTGAAGTGCACGTCTAATTCCAACAACACCAGCAGTACTAACTCCAATTTCCCTTGCCATGTGAGATTGTTGTAAGTCACACATATGGTCTAGTGCCACCATACAATATTGTAATTGTTTTGGTGACAAGTCCTCTTTTTTAACTAAGTCAGTTAACTCAACCTTGTCGTATTCGTCCTCAACACTTGCTTCCTCCCATCTATCCTCAGTTGTTTCGTAATAACTCATTGGTGTACATTGGTCACCGTTGTTCGCTTTACGTTTATTACTTGAGTTACTTTGAGTTAGAGTTCTCAATGCGTTCTTTATGTAAACACATATCATACTAGTAAGTTTGCCACTATGGTTCTTTTCAGGGTTGTAATCCTCAAAGCACTTCCATATTTGCTCTAATATAACACTTGTAACCTCATCAGTGCTAACACCAACATATTTTTTACTAACTTGGTAAAATAGGTTCTTATGTGTTTCAAATACGTATGCAATAACTTCATTGTGTAACCCTGCTTGGTAATCTTTTAATAACTCCTCATCAGTGTGTTTCATTCCATATACTTTTACTACATCATTAAACATACATCATTCCCCCTGGTAACTTATATTTTTTATTTACTTTTTATACTTATAATTATATAGACCTTTATATAATTATGCAACACTTTTTATAAATTTATTGGTGAAATTTTTAATTTTGTAAATTCTTCGTCTAACTCGTTGATATCCCTACTGTCCAAGTAGTTTACTTTACTTAATAATTTTGTGTTACCTAAGTTGTGTAGCAATTTTTTACTACCTTTTTTACCCGCTTCATCTGGGTCTAAAGCTATTATATAATGTCTTATAGGTAATTTATTTAACATAGAATATTGGTTTCCTCCTCCGGTACCAAATATACATATTGCAGGCAACCCTAACTTCCAAAGGGTTAGCATATTAAATGGGGATTCCACTATATATACTGGTTGTTTATATAGTTTTAACTTTAATACCTCACTGGCACCTAATAGGTAGTCCGTTTTATTTACCCCACTTGGTATATAATAACTTTTACCTATAATACTTCTACGTTGTAGCCATTTTACCTCCCCTTTTAAGTTAGGTACGGGTATAGTTATGCAATCATCTTTTCTATCATACCCTATATCAAATTGCTCAATAATGTCGTCGGTTAAACCTCTACTATACATGTAACCAACAGTGAACCTGTAACCTTGTAGCACCTCCTCTGGCACGGTTGGTAGCTCTTTGTGAGTAATTACTCGTCTACTTAAATTTAACTCCACTTTACGGGTTTTATGGGTTAGTCCTGTGTTATACTGAGCCTTAATCCATTTGTTACCAAATATGCCACCGTCATTATGTCCAAAACAATTACTAATAAAACTACTTAGTGTAGCAGTGTAACCACAAGTAAAACAATGTACAGTCCCAGGTTCTATTATTTTAGTACCTTGATACTTTGGTACAATAGAAACCCCACAGGAGGGCTTATGTTCATGTCCGTCTTTATGTACTGGACAAGTTATCATTATATTATCTCCTGTGGGTTTTATATTGTTTAGTAAAAAAATTCCATTGCACATTAAACTACCTTTTAGGTCTATTAATAACTGTTGGTACGTTGTATCTATTTCCATGCCATTAACATTAATCATCCTCGCACAACTCCCATCTACTAAAGTTTTCTATCCACTCGTCTAAGCATTCAGTGCTACAAAACTTAAGTTCTTTATAGCTGCAATAGTCCGGTAACTCTAAAACTATATAATCATAATCTAATCTTTCCTCACATTGTTCACATCTTTCATGTAACATAATTATCCCTCCTGTACTTTATATAATAAATCAAACAATGGGTCTAAGTGTTCAAATATTAAGTCCCCCTCGTCCACTGCTTTATTTATAAGCCATTTTAATTCCCTTACTAAGTCCTTTTCTATTTCCATTTCTCTTATTTTTTTACCTGTTAACATATAACCAACTCCTTTAAATATATTATATTTTATTATTTAAATTTACTAACTAACAAATTAAAAAAAATAAAAACCCCTGGCACTGTCCGCTCCAATGCCAGGGTAAAAAAGAAAGGGAGTTATATTATGAGTAGAGGATTGTGCCGCCACAATTACCTCTACATATATAGTATAGAAAAAATTGTAAATTTACTAACTAAAAAACATCAGTTACATCATTTATTTTATTATTATTTCTAAATGGTAACTGTGGTTGCACCTCGTCGGGTTGTTGTCCCTCGTCCAGTTGCTCAGTCACAAATGTAAAAATACCGTTGTCTATATCCCACACATATAATAACTGTTTATTATTTTCGCCATATCTATTTTTTGTAATTTTAAGGCTTAACCCAGCTTTTGTCTGCACAAGTGATATAACCCTACTACTATTTTGTGCAATCCCATCACTTTCACCTATGTCGGCTAATTCGGGGTTCTCCGGTTTATCCATATCCGCTTTATTACGGTTGGCTTGGGCATCCACTATAATTGGAATACTAAATTCTATACTAATATTAAATAAATCCTGTGCAATATGTGTGTACTGTGTTCTTGTTTGGTCACCCTTTAAACGTCGTTCATCTTCCATTAATGATATTTGGTCTATGCCAACTATGTCCGGTTTATACTCTTTTATAAGTGCACGTAGTTTACTTACAGTTAACATTTTACCACCAAAGTCTACAGGTGTTACTACTATATATGGTGGTAATTCTTTATTAGTTTCCAAGTCGTTAATATATTGTTTATAGTCTCCATCTGCTATTGTACCTCTCATTAATTGTGAGTTTGTGTAGTTCATACCTAAAGTATCATTTCTATATGCCACCTGTAATACACCCATCTCACCACTATAATGGAGTACTTTTTTATGTTGTTTATTAGCTTCGGTTAAAAACTTTTGCAGCAACCAGGACTTACCTTGGTTAACCCTACCAACTATAGTTACCAGTTCTTCCCCTGGTAGCCACCCATTAAGTATTTTATCTAGTTCAGGTAACCCACTACCAATTCCAAGCATACCACCTTTAGCACGTTTATTTTCTAAGTCCTTTATTTTTTCATCTACCATATTATTTATGTTTACGCCATTACTTTGTACAGTTTGGTCAAGTAAACGTTGTGCCCTTGTTACTATATGCTGTAACCCGTCAAAGGCATTTTGTTCTAATACTTCACCACTAGTTTGAAATAGTGCAACCCCCTGGTCAAATAAATAATTTTCCTTAAGGTTATATATAATATATTTTAGTGGCTCCAAAACTTCTACTACATCGAAGTCCGGGAATTTTCCCATAAATGTCTCCCAGTCTGGCACCTTACCATAAGTTCTAAAGTGGGTACTTATAAACGCAAATTCCTCTTGGTAATCCTTAAAATATTCACTTGTTATACCTTGGCTTGTATACTGGTCTAAATTATTATTATTTAATATGTCGTTAATTGCTTGTAGTTGCACCATTATATTCTCACCTCTCTCGGTTTCCTTTGTGGTTTATTTGTAAACTCCACTATTGTGCTTGTATCTAATATTCTATTCGCCAACCTACCACCAATATTCTCGTCCAACTGGTCGTCTATAACATTACTTGTAAATATGTTTGCTTTATTATTAACTATACGTGGGTTAATTAAACTGAATAGTATTTGGTGGTCATATTCTTTTAATTTAGTTACCCCTATGTCGTCCCATATTACAAGGTCTACTGTCGGAATTAATTTTTCCATTTCTTCTAATCTTAAGTTAGGGTGTTTTATGGCATTTCTTTTAGCCATTAAAAATTCGTCTACATTAATAAATAGTCCTCTACAGCGTGTCCCATTACCATTCCAAATGTTACTAAAATATTTACTCATTAGTTTAATACTCCATGTAGTTTTCCCGTTGCCATAATAAGGACTATATAAATATAGGTTGCACCCGTCCTGTACAAATTCATTAATATTTTCTTTTACATTATTAAGATATTCATACTTTTTAATATCCTTACCTGCACTTAATTTTAGTTGTTCGGGTTGTTGCTTATTTGGTGGTATATTTGCTAAGTTAACCAAATAATAATATTGAAAATATACACTGCAACTACAGTTACACTCTTTTGTATTATACATAGGGCAGTTAGCTCTAAACCAGCACTTGTCCCTATTGAATTTAAATTCTTTTACATCATACATACTAAAACCTCCTTTATTTATAGTATAGTAATAATGGCACTTTTACTAACATAAAAAAACCCCCGATACCTGGGGGAATTGGTACCGGGGTAAAAAATATATATTAAGGGGTTAAGTATGTAAGGGGGTTTTCCCATGTTCCTTACATATATAGTATAGAAAAAAGTGGTGTTTTACTAACTTAAAATAAAAAAAATTCCAGTGGTTTACCAGGCCACTGGAATGTATATGGGGATTGTTAATAATTTCTTAGTTGGTTATATGAAGTTAATCACCTACTCTCTTATTATACACTATTGGGTCATATAAGAAAATAATAAAAATTAAAATAATAAAATAATTTAATAATAAGTTACATATATAGTATAGAAAAACTATGCAGTTTACTAACTTTAAAATAATTTCTTTTGTCTATTATTCAATTTAGCATCTTCTAGTCGCTGTTTGGTTATACTAAAATACTTTTCTTCCTTTTCTATTCCTATAAACCTACGGTTAGTATTTAAACAAGCTACTCCTGTGCTGCCACTCCCCATTGTAAAATCTAATATTAAATCACCTTCATTGGTATAAGTTTTAACTAAATACTCAAGTAGGTCTACTGGTTTTTGAGTAGGGTGCACTCTATATCTACTATTACATTCTTTAGCTTTCCAGTTAAAATTTAATAAATTAACGGGATATTTATATTTAGGGTTGGATGAAGGAACAATAACACCACTTTTAAATCCATCATATAAATAATCATTTTTAACTGTAATATTATTATTACGACTCTTTGTAATATAATCATTTATTTCTTTTTCAGTTCGTTCTATCATTTGTGGATTATAGGGACATTTCCCATTACTAAAAATACAAATATTTTCAATTATTTTAAAAGGAGCAAACTTTGCCCCAACAAAATTACCACTACTAATTTTATTCCAGTACCATTCATATTTATAATTGCTTATATTACTCATTCTTAGTGCACTTGTAAAAGGTTCACGTCCAAATAATACAATTGCACAATTAGCTTTAATTAATTTATTCACTTTATCCCACATTTCATCAAAGGGAATTACACTATCCCACTTATATCCAGTTATTCCGTATGGAAGGTCACATATTACTGCATCCACTTTTACTCCTTGCTCAATCAACTTATCCATAACCTCTAAACAATCACCATTATATAATTTATATTTTTCGTCCATAATTAACACCCCCTAAAAAAACATTTTTATTTCGTCACTAGTTAACTTTACTACATATATATTATCTTTAATAATAAACTTATTTCTAGTGCCACTCTTTTTAAGTGGTTCTCTAAACTTATTATTTTTAATATGTGTGCTAATACAACTATTAAAACTTTTTAATTGTGTAGCATTAAGTCTGTAGCAACTGTGTTTTATACTATTTATTATATGTCTAATATCATTACATAAAAAATAGTTGTTTGGTGTTACCACTAAATAATTATTAGTAATTAACATATAAACTCCTCCTTTTTTAGTTGTAGAGAATTATGTAGCTTTGCTACATAATAAACTTCCAACGGGCGATTTGTTAGTTAATTTTACTTTTATTTTTTCAATCTTACTTATAATTATTATTTATATATAGTATAGTAAAAAAGTCGATTTTACTAACTACGAATTTAAAAAATTTTTATTTTAAAAAAGGTTTTTTTATATAGTATAGAAATTTTGTGGTGTTTACTAACTTAAACATAAAAATAGAAGGATTAAATCCTTCTATTAGTTGTGTCGTGTTTATAATCATTTTCAACCTGGTAACTAGCACGGTTTTTACGTGGCATTGGTTGGTTAACATAGTTTTCCATTTTATTACTGAATAAAGTTTGTGGTCTAATATACATTTCCATATTAGTACCACCCCATTCAGCAACCTTTACGTCTATAACATATTTAAAGTCCTCTATTGTATAACCTTCTTTTAGACGTGCAGTAATATATTTTACAGTATTTTTTGCAGTATATTTATATTTAGTCCCGGCTTGTTTATTAAGGTAGTCTACAATTTCTTCTATTAATTTAGTTTGTATAGTTGGTACCTTATTAACATTGAATCCTGGTAGTGTCATTATTTCACCCTCTTTACTCTTAAAGTTTTATATTGGTGTTCTTTAAATGCCGGTGCTATGTCGTCTGTACTTATTATACCATTATATATTAATTCTTCTAATTTATCTTCATCTATGGCATAAGTCTTAATTAGACAGTCCATTATTTCAGGTTTTTCTTGTGCCATATTTAATAATATTTGTATTAGCAAAGTATCATCCAACTCACTTTTAGTACTGGTTGTATAACTAACTTTTACGCCATCATATTCCCCCTTAGTAATACCTTGTTCCTCTAATACAGTTTTGGTACTTTTAATTAAGTTATTTTCCACGTCTTTATTCTTTTTATTTAGTTCTTTTATTTCAGCTAGTTTACTTAATAAAACCCCTAAATCATTCATTTTTTAGCCTCCTCAAGTATTTATTTGGGAAACCCCATAAAACCTATTTTAAGTAGGTGCTATGGGGTTAAAACCCTATATAAAGTATATAAATTATTCGTTATTTACTAAGTTACCGTTGTACTTATCACTGACATTTTTCATAGTGCCACGTTTGGTATTTTTCATAAATTCCTGGAAAGTATCAACGTCATGTGCTGCAAAATATTTTGCGTGTTGCTCACCCAGTGTTATGTAGTTTGGTAATGTACGTTGTTCTTTGGGCAACATTTCTTCGTATTCATACCATCTTAAAATGGTAGCTTTTGTTCTACCAATAATGGCACCAATTTCAGTAAGGCTATAATACATATTTCCATCTATTATTTTCATATCTATCCCTCCATAATCTCTTTAAATAATTTTTTATTGTCTACCACTTCATTAGATAATTCCTGTTTGCTATTAACTATTTTATGTACTTTTTCATCAATAGTGTCCTTACATAATAAGGTAATAATATTTACTGTGCCCTTTGTACCTATTCTGTGGCACCTGTCCTCGGCTTGTTGTTTGTCTGCACTAGTCCAAGGCTCGTCTAAAAATATTACTGTGTTAGCTTCGTTTAAAGTAAACCCTGTACCTAAGCACCCTATTGTACCTAATATAACCTTACATTTAGGGCTTTCTTTAAACTCCCTTATTAGTTTATCCTTGTCCTGCACTTGAGAGGTTATACAAGCTGGGTTATATTTTTCCAGTAGTTTGGATGCTGGTTCAATGACCTTTGCCCAGTTACTAAAAATAATAACTTTACCACCATTATCCACTACTTCCTCCACTAATTCCTGCATACGCTTGTATTTGATGTTACCTACTTGCTGTGTGGTTAAAATATCCGGGTTGCCGGTAGCTTGTCTTAAACGTGTTAGTGCAGTTAATGGATTCGGTAATAAAAGTATTTTATCTATATTGTCCTGTATAGTTTGTTCCACTTCTTTATAAATTTTAGTTTGCCCCGTATCCATCTCCAGTAGTTCATTAATGTAAATTTTAGGTGGTAAGTCTAATACATCTTCTTTTTTCCTTCTTAACATATATTTACTTAGTCTACTTTGTAGCTGGTCTAAATGTTTATAACCCACTATTTGGTATCCACCAAAGCCACCCATAATACAGTAGTGGCTCTTAAATTGTGTTAAACTGTGGTTCTCAACCTCTAACCATTTTAGTACATTATACAAGTCTATAGCAGCATTCATTATCGGCGTACCTGTAAGTGCTAACTTATAGTATGTGCAGCAACAATGAATGGCTTTACCTTGTAAACTGGTTGAGTTCTTACACTTATGTATTTCATCTATTATGGTCATACCTATTACACCACACGTACAAAGTATTTTTATGTATTCCTGTATTTTAGTGTCTCGTAGTGTTTCAATATTAGTAATTAAGAAAAATTCCTCATGTTTATTTTGTAGGTCTAATAACCTATCATGTACACTACCTATTTTACCGTCCTTAAATCCTAATATATGGGCACGTTCATTAGTATGAACTGCTACCTCATGTACCCAGTTCCATTTTAACTCGTTTACACCACACACTATAAGACAATGTTTCATTTGTCCCTTTTTACTTACTGCAATATCCAATGCTTGTTTGGTTTTTCCTAACCCTTGTTCGTCCGCAAGTAAAAATTTTGTATGGTCTTTAGAGTATAAAAAACTATGCATTTGGTAACTGTATGGCACGGTTTTACTTTCATACTCTGGTAGTGGTTTATCGTAGTTGTCCAGTAATTTTAAATAATCTTCAAAATCTTTGGGTATTTTACCCACTATACTAATATCGCAATTGCTGCACTTATCAAGTATAGTTTTAAATGCTACTTTGGGTAATTCCCACATATTCTTACCTTTGTGGTAATAGCAGTTAAAAGACTTAATAACATCCAAATACTCTAACTCATTACCACTCATTTTTATAAATAAGGAGTTACCCCTAAATTTTATTCCTTTGTCTATTTTTATCCTCATATTGCACCTCCAATAAAGTTAGGGGAGTTTCCTCCCCTACATTGTTCCAGCTATTATTACATTTTGTAATACTTCTAAATCATTTACACCACTTATTCTAAAGTAACCTCTACTCTTGTCATATATACCTGTGTCGTATCTAGTTTCTAATGTGTATCTATAGTTTGAGTCTAATTTATCGTATACACTAGGTTTCATGTCTATGTGCATATTACCTTTTTTATTAAATCTTACCATACATACTGCACCACGTTGACCCTCTTTATATACACCTAGGTATTCTTTCTTTTGATTAGGTATGCAACCATTATTAGTTATAACTGTATTTACATCATCTCTATTAACCTCTATACCAGTTTGTGGTGGTAATGCAGGACGACCAGTTCTAGTTACAAATTCATCTATTTTTTCTTCTACTACAGGTGCTACATATTCTTCATACATTTTAAACCATCTTTTTATAGTACTTAATGTGTACATTTTACTTATGCCATCTTCATCATTTAATATAAATGTGTTACCACAAACATCTGCTACCAAATATATTTCATTATTTCTTATGTTTTGTAATTTATCTCCTTTTATAGCTTCTATACTTTTTCTCATTAATAACAACCCCTTTTTTCTTTTTTATTTATCTTTTATTAACATTATTATAACAGTTCATATATAATTAATCAACTGTTTTATCCAACTTTTTTAAAAATTTATAAATAAATTCATCCGTTATTTCTTCTTCTGGTATGCCATACCATTGTGCTAGTCTAAATCTTACACCGTCAATATATGTGTTTATATTTATGTTGCAGGTAAAAGGACTTTCGTCCCTTACCTTGCGTATTTGTTTATATTGTTCTAGTGTTAGCATACTATATCACCTCCTTAAATCCATTAAATCTTGTTGTTAAGTAATCACCTATACAAGTATCATTTAAATTTGTTTGTTTTAATAAACGGTTTAAATTTTTAAATGTAACTGTGTATTTTCTATTACATAAATGTACTTTTTCTTGTTGTTTGGCACTGTCTAATAATTGGTACATTAATATTATCCATGCTTCCATTTTTTCGAAATCAGTTGTTCCTCCGTGTTGTCTAATTTCTATTGTCCCATACTTAACATAACTTTGTAGGTTCACTGTACTGTATCTAGTCCATAATACATCGGCTATATCTCTTATACTTGAAATACGTTGTGTATTAATTGTTTCTAGTTGAGTTTTTCTAAGTGTTCTACAATATTCGTTTTTACGTCTACTAGGTGGCACCAAGTAATTTATAACACCTTGGTAATTATAATATAAGTTTAAAAAGTTCTTACAATCTTGTACTGTAAAATCACTTATATCAAAATGTACATGAGTTCCACAAGTTTTATCTACCTGTGCACCACAACTATTTAATACTTCATATACTTTAGCTAGTTCGTCTAAACCTTTATCACCGTATAATATAGGGCTTACAAGTTCTAAACCTCTATATAATCCTGTGTTACGACCTGTAACACTTGAATCAGTTGTAACTTTCCATTGAGGTATAACTTTATGAGTATATCCACTAAAGTCGGCTACTGCAATTCCAGCAGCTCTTAGTTTTTCTATAACTGTTACATAGTTTGCACCAAAGAATTCAATTTCAACACCAAATTTTAATTCTCTCATTAATAACATCTCCTTATCTTTTTATTAACATAATTATAACACTACCTGTATAATTAATCAAGTGTCTTAAATAAAAAAAATTCCTACATATATTATGTAGGAACTTTTATATATTTATACATATCTAACAAATTCTAAGTACTTTTTATTTACCCAGTACCCGGCTTTACCTTTGCACCAGGTACCTCCATCAACTTCTTTTTCTTCTATTATTGTTATGGCTACACCTTTATTTATAACATCCACTACAGGATATTTTGTGCCAGCACCTTTTCTACAATTAAGTCCGTCAGTGGTGCAACGTGCTATATATTGTTTAAATTCTTTAGGTTTTTCCTCTTTAGGTTCTTCCTTTTTACCTTCTACATATTTCTTTACATCATTTATAAAATGTGCAAACCCTTTAGGGCTACAACCATAACCCCAAAATGCAGTGCCGGGACAAGTTTTGGCACTTCTTGAAGGATTATATTTACCTAAATAAGTTCCTCCAGCAGTAAACCAACAATGCGGTCTTATATGTGTAGTGTTTACTGGTATATGAAATCTCTTACATAGTTCACCATATAAATATATTACTGCTTTCTTTTGTTCATCAGTCATTTTGTCGTGGCCTTTGTCAAAACAGCCATATATTTCTATACATATAGCATGTTCATTCCATTTTCTAATTCCTATTGGAGTACTATTCAAATTACGTCCTGTTGTTATTTTCCCATCTGGAAATACATTAAAATGTTGAGCAATGTAATGACCATGTCCATCACTACTATGCCATTTACTTTTACCATAACTGTCCAAGGACTCAGTTCTACCAAAATGAGGCTCGGAAAAGACCTTTTTATCGGTCTTTTCCCATGTACTGTAGCTAGGCATATCCATATGGTGTACTTGTAATTTTGTTATTGTTCTACTCACCTTTTGTTTTGCTAACCAATTTTTAACATCCTTTTGACTTTCTAATAATGTAAAACCGTTTTTAGTTTTCATAATATCACCTCGTTATATCTCTTTCCAACCAGCTGGGTAAGCTGTTGGTGACCAGATATTATTATCTATTGTTGATACATATATCTTGCCATTAAACTTGACTTTGTCACCTTTCATATAAGGGTTAGTACTACCTGGTTGTTCCCAATCTAGTATTGTTTCACCTGATGGGTCTATTAATACTTTAGCAAATAGTGAAGGGGCATCAGTAGGTGTCCAAGTCTCTTGTACTGTGTGAGCTTGTAGAACTTTATATAGTACTCCGTTGTAGTTAACATATTCTCCAACTTCTAGCTTCTTACCTATTTGTTTGTCCCATTGCTTATATAGTGCCTTCACTTCTAAGGCCTTAGCGTCATCTGTTATAGCTCTAGCTTGCTGTACAGCCATTCTTACTATGGCTCTAAAGATTTCCTCATTCATTACTTATTCACCTCATCTTCCATAATACTAACCAACGTCATAACAGTATTAGCACTTTCTTGTACTGCAGTAACATCTTTACTTAGTGTATTCACTTGTTCCACTATTGGTACTGAGAATGTGTAGTTTATTGTACTTGTTACTGGTATATTACTATTGTATATAATAGTAGTATCTTTAAATATTTCAACAAATAATTTTAAGTCAAAATATTCTACTTCTTCGTATGTTGGTGTTGCTAGTTGGTATATTACAGTTATTGGATTTTGTTGTAAATATTGTTTGAATTGCTCTAGTGTTTTCCATTTAGTTACACCATTTTGTACACGAATATAACTAATATCCCCTTGTAATATAGGGAATATATATACTTGGTCAGTATTATCTCCAACTGGTAATTTGTTACATATAGCTCCCAAATTTTGTTTTAAATGTATATTATAAGGTGATGTTATTTGATAATGTCCTATGGGTTGCATATACCAATCACCTTCATCCACACTGTCACTAAAAGTGACACTAGCACAATTTCTTTCCACCACTACTTTATCTTCTTTTACATATACTTTATCTTTTATATCTCCTACTCCTCTTAATGGTTCTTTAAGGTAGAATGTTATGTTATTTTCTTGTTTATTATCTGGGTTAGTAGCTTTTACATTTACTTTATATTTACCATAATTTTTATCTTGTTCATCTGTAACTAGTTGTTGCTCAAATGTACTTTCCATGCCTTTAAAGAATGCAGGGATAGGTGGATTTCCAGTAATATAATCACCTTCTAATACAAGTACTTTATTCATTTTAGTAACACTAGTAGTATCTTTATCATAAAATCTTAATACACTATCACCTATACTATCTTTAGTTACTACACTGCTCAAACCATTATTGGAAGATACAGTATAGGTAGTATTAGGTTTTAGTATACAGTTAAAACCACTATTTCTAATTACCATGTTACAAGGTATATTAGAGTTATTAGATATATGAGTTGTATTTGAGTATACTTCAAAAGAATTATATTCTATTGGTTCATATGTTGTTGTAGTTGCTTTAGTAATAATTTCCATTGGATTGTCAGTAAAATATTTCATTAATCCTTTAAAATCTAAAGTTTGTAATTTTGTCTTTTGTATAGTTATAAAAAATTCGTCCATAGTATTACTACTAGTAATATTTATAGCTTCTTTATTAGTTAATAATTCTCCAAAGTTAATTATTCTATCATTAGTATAAGCAAATCTATCACATAGTATAGGAGGTTGTATTCCTGTATCAGATAATCTAAAACCAATAACATCTGGGAATTCAGCTTTTTGATATACGTCTGTTCTACTATATTTTAAATCCTTAAATTGTACTGCCATACAATTTCTCTCTATATACCATTTACCATCTATTATTACATATTTATCTTTTATGCCATTTGGAAGTCCTCTAAGTGGTTCATGTGTTATAGTTTGCTTATTTTGTTTTGGTTCTATAAATTCTGTACTTTTGTTCCCAATTTCTGTTTGGATATTTTGTTCTAAAACTTTTCTTAATTTTTGCATACTTTCATTATTCCAAGGGTCAACAAACGCGCGAAACTTTTCTTCATTTTTAAGTGAAAAAGTGAAGTTTGCTGCACTTATAGTAATTTCAGCATTTGTGTTATTGTTATACATTCCACTTCCTAAAAAACTACCATTGGATGTGTTTGGTAAGAATAATATAGGATAAAATTTTGGTGGAACTTTAATAGCTGGAATTGTATTTGTATATGTTATACCAGTTTTAAAATTCATTAAATTATATGCTACATAATTATCTCTATAAGCCCCATTACCTACCCAATTATCTAAGTTACACAATGCATCTATAATTTCGCTTGTAAATAAGTTCTTATTGTTACTTACTACTTCTAAATCTTCACCTTCACCAACACTTTTCATTCCTTTGAAATATCCAAAAGTTTGCTCTACTTTAGGTGTTACTACTATATTAGAAGCATTAAAACCTATACCATTTAAATCTAAAGCTAACCACTTTATTGTATCTGTAGTTGTCAAGTTAAATTTATTAATACCTTTAACTATATTAATATCACCATAAGCACCACCCATATAGTAGTGTAATTGCCCTATATTATCACTTTCAAATTGAATTGTATATGGAGTATTAGTATATAAATATTTTAATTTTAATTTAATGCTATTAAATGCTACTTTATCTATAGGCACTACTGTATCTACATCTAAATGTCCATTTACATAACTATCACATAATATTGAATCATTACTTATAGTTTCATATGTTGGTGTTTTTAATTTAGAAATTAATGTTATAGGGTTAGATTGTAACCAGGATTTAACTTCTCCTATAGTTGAAGCGCCTTTTACATTAACTACTACTGTTCCATTACTGCTTAATATCACAAAATTAGTCAAATTTTCTACTTCCTTGGAAGAATTATATACAGGCAATTTATCACACATACATTCACCGTTACTATATATATTAACTCCTTTGTAAATACTATGCCCATTAATGGTGTCGCCTTCAGTTGCATTATCTACCCAACCTTCGTCATTACTTCCATCTAATACAACTTTACCATATTTATGCACATGAGTTGCTTTACCATTTACATCTTCTATAGTATCTCCTTCTAATAATGGTGAGTTTAAATAAAATGTTTTAGTATATTCTTTATATGGCTCATAAGTTGTTGCTGTGTCACCTTCTTCTATTTGGAATGTATCCTTTTGAGTTAAAAATCCATTTAGTTTTATATATCTAACATTATTTGGAATTGTAATATATGAAGTACCACCACTAGTAATATTAGACATTGCCTGTTTATTTTTGTTATAACACATCACCACATTTCCATTAGATTTACCACTGATTGTATATGATGTATTAGGAATTACTGGAATAAAATCTGTAATAAACCATTTAGTGTTTGTATTAATAGCTCCATGTCCTTCATTACTTATTTCATATCCATCTAAAGTCTTACTTTTATCAAATTTATTCTTACCAGTAACTTTATAGTCTACTTTATATTTACCATTATTTGCATCATTTTCGTCTGTAATTAACTTATCTTCAAAACTACTTTGTATTCCTTCAAGGTAAGGTAAATTTTTATCACACCACTCCTGTTCAGGTTCCTTACCGGCTCCAAATAATTGTGTTAAATTATAAATAACATAATCATGTATAGTATATTTACACACTGGGCTACCTTCCGGTACATCTTCGGGCATTGGTGCATACATACCAATTGATAACATCATATATTTTTGGTCTGCACGGGCTTGTTCATGTTCTCTTATAGTACTTACTTCTTCTATTTTTCCTACTGTACAGTCCTTAAACAATTTAACAGGTGTCATATACCCTCCCGGGTAGTGTGTAAAAATGTTAACTTCTTGTGAAGTTGTGTTTAATTCATCTACTGTAAACTTTATTCTAAAATAAAGTTTATCTTTAACAGTTGTATTTAAGGTACTTATAGATTTATATTGATATTGTCCATTTACAGTAAATTGCTTACCTTTATCTATACTTGATTTTTGGTAACTTACTAAAGTATTACCATTTAATACAGGTCTACATTTACCATCATATTCACCTTGTAATGCTATATGATTTCCAGTAGTTACTTCATAATTTTTAGTTATTGCTATTGGGTCTTCTTGTTCACATACATTAACCATAGTGTTTCCTTCACACATTACATCAACTAGTCCACCATCTACTCCCTCTGTAGTAGTAACAGTACTATAACCACTAGTGTCTATATTACCATTAAGTATTAATTCTTTGTCAGTATCTTTATTGCAGTTGACTAAAGTGTTACCTTTTAACTCATCTACTGTAGCAAACCCTTGTTTACTGTTTTGTAGGAAAACACTATTACCTACTTCATCCTCAAGTGTAATACGTTCACTATGGGACTCAGCAAACAAGCATTTTAAGTCCAAGTCTTGTTTTTTATTTTTAGCTTCAACGTCATTAAGTCTACTATCTTGTTGGTCATTTTTAATCTCTATGGCATCTAGTCTATTATTTTGCTCAACATTAACTGCTTCTATTGCAGTCATTCTCTCCTCATGTGCTATGTCTTTATCTTGTAATGTTTTAATAGCCTTTATACTAGAAATTTGATTATGTTTTAATGCATTAATGCTATCGTTTTGTTTCTTATCACTTTCCACTACAGTATTAATAGTTTTATTTTGAGCTGCTACTGCATCACTAATAACTTTGTTTTGTGCTTGGTTATTAGCTGCTATTGTATCATTTTGGTCTTGTACTGCTGCATCAAGTTTATCATTTAATGCCTTAGTACTTGCTTGTATATTTTTATTTTGTAAGGCTATAGCCTTATCAATTTTAGTATCTTGTTGTGTTATTTTGTCATTTATTTGAGTATCTTTTTCAGTTTTATAAGTGTCTATTGTAGTTTCCATATTTTTTATGGAAGTATTTATTTGTGTATCCTTTTGTGTTTTATAATTATCTAATTCCTCATTTTTCTCAGTTTGATAGTTATCAATATTAGTTCTCATTTGTTGCACTGCATTGTCAACTTCTTGTACTTTACCGTCAAAACTGTCTATTTTTTCCTGCATAGTATCTATGTCAGTTGTTACTGTTTGTCTTAAGTCTGTATAATCTTTAACACGTGCTTTTTCAGCAGCCACCCTGGCTACCTCGTTTGCTCTACGTTCTTCCTCGTATTTATCTATGTCTTGTAATTTGTCCAATAATGTTATAATTATTGGATATTGTGGTGTTTCAGTAACCACGTCTAAATCATTATAAATAGATTTTTTAACCCTATAACTAAATTTTGCTGACTGTACAATATGGTCAGTTTTATCAATAGTTAATAACTCACATTTATAGCGTCCTATATTTTTAGTAAGTTCTTGGTCTAACTCTATTTGGAAAAGAGCCTTTTCCTTACTAATTAATTCTATATTCTCTACGTCTTGTATCTCATTAGTAGGTTTTACCACATGAAGAACCAGTTTATATTGGTCTGCATCGGGTATATTTACCGCTTTGCCATTTTGCACAGTTACTAAGTTTACAAATAAATTTGCAGTATATTTGTCATAAATATAATAATTTAATTCTGGTACTGTAACCTTTGATGTTTTGGGGTTTAATACTATTAAATAATCCCTATTAATATTACTCATTTTATTACACCTCTCCTTCACTCTAATACAATAGAGTAGTTATTTAATAATTATTGATGTTTCCAACCGTCTAAGCCTTTTGTTGAGTTATCATTCCATATTCCTAGGAATGCAGTAATAACAGCAACTACGGATACTGGGTTGTCTACTATATTTAATAGTGCTTGACCTAATAATTGCCAACTTGTAAGTTGATTAAAATCCACTCCACTAGCACTAAAAATCAATGCGACTACTGATAAGTAAAAGTATGGATTTCTAAGTTTTGGATGATTGAATAAAAATTGTTTCATATTAACACCTCCTATAATATAATATTAGTAATTATTGTTAACACAACACTGAATATAGCGAGTGCTACAGAAGTCCACAAGGCTCTGTTGGTTTTTTCTTTTTCTACCAAACTATTACGTACAAAATCTTCTAAAGAGTTACTTCGCTTTTCTAAACTTTTTATTACTCGTTCTTGTTCTCTAGTTTGTGCCTCAATTAAGTCCATTCTACTTGCTAGTCTTTGTGCATTAATATTGTCTAATTTTGTATTGATTGTTGCTACATCTTCAATTAATTTTAGTAATAATTCTTGCACCTTTTCATCACTCATACATTCACCTACTTTTTAGGTGGCTCCTTCAATTCGCTTAACTCTTTTTTAAGTTGCTCCACCTGTTGTTTGTAAATCTCACATTGTGCCTCAGTCATCACCCTCTTTTCATTAGCGTCTGCTAATTCTCTTTTGTAAATTGCATTTAATAAATTTAAAGCATCCATTGTATTACCTCCTATATACGTATTTCATATAAATATATTAGTTAAAAAAGGACTAGAATAAACTAGCCCTTTAAATTTTATTCTGTATAAGTAACTTTGACTGTCACACTACCACTACATACTGCATAGTTTGCAGAGTTATAAGTAGATTGAATACCAAATCCTTTTACAGTTCCATTAGAAATTGCATTTAATATTGTGCTATTAGTTATAGTTAATTTACCACTATCACCAACTGCAATTTTAACACTACCACAATTAGAACCGAATGAAGGTTTTCCACTTGGTCTACTTGAGTAGTTATGAGTTTTAACTACAATTGGAACTGCTGCATAAGAACCACCGGAAATTCTCTTAATAGTAAGTTCAATTTTACTAATAGTTTTATCCTTAAATTGATTAAATTGACTACCAAAGAACCAACAACCATTGCAATCCCCATAACCATAGTCACCTTGACGTGCCGTATTATCTTTCTTCCAGTTATTATATACTGAACTTCTATAAGTATCACCACTATTAGATTTTATTGTTATAGTCTTTTTAGTTGATGTAGTAGGAGCTTGGTTGCCATCTGTAGTTTGGTTACCACTTTCATGATTAACACTAGTAGGGGATATTATTTGACCAGGTGAACTTACATGAGTATTGGCTTTACTACCTCCACATTGAGGACTATTTGCGATTGTAATTAATCCACCACTTACTGCTTCAAATCCATATTGACTACATACACCACTTGAACTTGCAGCGTGTATTCTTCCTCCTGCATTTGCTCTAAAACCTATATCACAATTGATAAATTGTAAATCTTTATAATATCCAGACGCATAGGAATCACAAGCCATGCCAACAATTGTAGTAGCACTACCGGAAGGATTATCACTACCATATATTTTTAAGCTATAAGCATTAATTGGTGAACTTTCCTGTCCAACCAAACTAGCAGTTCTACTGGCAACTGCACAACCTGTACTTGGATGAATTACACCTGTCCTTGCAGTTTCAAATTTCATATAGCCTCCATATACATACACTTTAATGGTGCTCATATAACTTCTAATCCATCCATATACAGTATTCCCGTCTAAATATAAGTTAATTCTACCACTAGTAAAATATCTAACATCTATATTTTCATAAATATCTTCTTGTATCCATATATCTACTACTTTTCCATTTAAGAACTTAGGTAGAGCCTCTAGTGCCCCGCTTACTGTAGCAAAGGATACCCCGTCATATAATTCATTATCATCACTACCACCACTGTTAATTGATATTTGAATATCGTCTTCTAAAGTACTTGGGTATTGTGCACTGTTTATTTTATTAGCAGTAATAGTGTCGGCAGTAAGCTCACCCTCTACAGAGAAACTATCACCAATAACTTCACTACCTTGTATTTGTGCACCAACTATATTTCCTTCACTATCTACACTAAAAGTATCACTTTGGTTCCTAAAAGTGCTACCTATTATAGTAGCACCTGTAATTGTTTTACCGTCTATGGCACCGTCAACTATCATATCACCACTTATTTTTACTTGCTTAGCTATAACCGCTAACATCTCGTCTGTTAAGGTCATTGAACTGGAACTATTACCTCTAACCATCCAAGAAAATCTATCAGCTAGTTGTTCATATTTAGTTTCAGTAGCTTTAATTACAGAACTTTTAGTTATAGCTGCTACAGGTATAGTTTTATTTACTGTGGATTTTCCTTCTATATTAATAGTTACATGTATTTCCCCGGCATTACCTGTTGCAGTAAGGAGAGTGACAGTTTTATAATCACTCTCTAGTTTTGCTGTACAGTTAGTAGTCTCTGTTATAGTTACTTTATATTGACCTTTAGTTGGAGTTGTATTAACTGCCACTAAAGGAGTAGCTCCATTATATATATCAATTCTAGTATTTTTACTTGTTTGCTCCACCACTACTTTATTAACTGTTGTGGTGAACGTATTACTATATATTTCACTCATTATTAATCACCCCCTATTTACCACGTATTGTACCATTACTTACTGTTAATATTATTTGTTTTGATACACCTGAGTGAGAAGTGGCAGTAATTATTACCTCACCATTAGCACCTGCATAAGTACTACATAGTCCACTATGAACCCAAACTAAACTTGAATTACTAGATTCCCATGTTAATGATTTGTTTATACAGTTGTCATTAAACGTAGGTCTTACCATACAGTTATGTGAACTATCATTAGCATCCATAGCAGCTAGTGTGAAGTCACTAGAATTTTCAACTAGATTATCAGTACTTAATGGATAATATTTTACCCAGTCTACATATTGTGTAATTTCAGTAGTACTACTGTCAGGTGTACCACCACTAGCACCAATTGCTTGATTTAAAAGTATGAAGTGTGGTATATGGAACGCCCTATTATCAGTAGCGTTTGTTTTACTTAACTCATGTCCATCAATAGAGAAAATTAAACTACCATCTGTTTTCCATTCCATTGCAAACTCATGCCAGTCACCAGTTGGATAATCATTATACCATACACGTCCACTTTCCTCTTTTTCATTAAAGAATGTACCACAAGTTAATTTTCCATTATAGAATTCCATTACGTCAAACTCACCACACCAAGCCCACCATTCACCTAGTGTGTCAGGGTTACCATTTTCTTTATATCCAAATTCAAAACTATCACCTAAAGTCCAAAATGCACCAAATGCTCCATTATAATTACAAGCTCTAACTCTAGCAACTATTTTACCATACATAAAAGCAAAATGTCCTTTAGAAATTATAGATGCAGAAGTCCAAGAACCATCACTAGCTTTTAAACCTCTTAAAGCTAATATATTATCATTAACTACTGCGTTTGTATTTGTATACTTTTGAGTTTCACCATTTCTTACATAACCTAATTCATATGACCACTTATTTGAATCTATTGTATTGCTTGAGAAATCATCTATTACATAAGCTCCAGTAGAATCTAGTAAATCAGATGGATTTGGGTTAGGAGTAGGAGTACCACTTTCTTTTATTGTTGCAGTAAGTTGTCCTTTATTACCAGTACCACATAGTCTAACATAAGACGCTCCCGAAGGGACTGTAAATGTTGTTGATAATGAACCAACTGACCAGTCCTCTGTATTAGCTTCTACAAATCCACCATTATTACCTAGGTAAGTATCGCTACTATTATAGAAACATATACAAACATAATTTACAGGACTTATATCAAGTACATATGTTTTACCACTAGTTACTGCTATCTTATTAACTGTAGTGTAGTACGCGTCATCAGTTGTATCAACGATTACCCCATTATCAATTCTTTTATATTGTGTAAAAGTTATTGGGTCAGGAGTTACACTACTTGTTAATGTAATCTTAAATACATTACTTGTCTTAGTTGTACCTTTAGCAGTTGTAACTCTTATAGCCATACTATAATTTCCTGCACTAGCTTTGTTATCATGTTTAAACTTGTAAGTTGTGCCACTTGCTGTAACGTCACTAGTTTTATCGTAGAACGTATTTCCTCCGTCCCACGATATTTCGTGTTTTACTACTGCTATATTTGTAGTATATTCAATATAAAATTCTGTTTTTTCAGTTTGTGTTATATTTGATATATTACTTATAGTTAATGTTTCCGGTATTTCCTCTGTTGTAACAGTAATAGTAATGTTACCAGTAACATTAGATATTTTAATATTATTACCTGTAATAGCTGTATTACTTATATCAGTGTCACCCATTATAACACTAATATTTTTAATATTATAACCTTCCTTAGCTGCAACGATAGTGGAATAACTAGACCCTTTTTTAATTGAAGTGGTTGAATTACTGCTTGTTGCTTGGTTCAAAGTATAGGCTATAGTGTAATAAGTGTCTGTAGTTCCACCACCACTTTCAGTATACACACATTTTAATTTACATTTATCATACGTACCATTACTCCAGTCACTAATATTAAAAACGGCACTAGACTTAGTAAAGGAAGTAGCACTTATATAAGTACTACCTCCGTCCTTACTTAGTAAAATGTCGGTAATATTAGTGGCATCCGTTGTAAAATTTACAGTTAATGTATCCCCTGTTGTACTGGGGTTACTTGATACAGTTATTGTTGCCATAAAAACACCTCCATTTATTCACATGTAGTTACTATACACTCTTTACTAAGTATTATAGTATATCCATCTTTGTTTTGAATTGACTGTTTAACTTCGTCCAACCCTACTTTTGTTGCATATGTATCACTTACTGTCATTTTAAAACCGTCTAAGGACTGTTCTAATTTGGACTGTTTACTAGTTACGTCTTTTACTTGTTCTGCCACTTGTTCTAGTGTTGGTGTTGTATAAGTAGTTTGTGAAGGGTTTTCCCATGTTAATTTATATCTCAGCCATAAGTATTTACCTTGTGTTACAGGTGGCATATCTTCAACCCAACTACCACCGGCTTGGGCTGTTTTACTAGTGGATAGATACCACTGTGGAACTGAACTGACTAGAGATTGTCCTTTATCACCTTGTTCCCCATTATCTCCTCTAAACTTACTCCATGTGTAGTCAGTTTTATTACTACTTTCAGTAGGTGTTGTTTTATTTATTGCTATACCTATATATTTTGTTGTATCTTTTGGCGCATCATATAATCCTGTTCCGTCTGCATTATCACTATATTTAATCCAAGTGTAATAAGTTTTACCATCCTTACCATTTTCACCTTTTACACCTGTGTCACCTTTATCACCCTTAATTAAACTCCATGTATAATCAGTAGGTACATTACTTTCAGTTTGTGTTGTTTTGTTATAAGCAAAGCCTATATAAGTTTTACCTGTAGGGTCATTACTAATACCACTACCCTCTATAGTGTCAGCATATCTAATCCATGTATAGTAAGTCTTACCATCTTCTCCTGGAGTTCCTGGTACACCTTGGTCACCCTTATCACCTTTTGCACCTTGTTCACCTTTTATTTTACTCCATGTGTAGTCAGTAACTGTTTCACTATCTTTGTCATTTGTATCAGTGTAAACTCCTATATAGGCTCCTGGAGTTTCACCTTTATTTGCAGTAAAAGTTTTACCTCCATCATTACTGTATTTAATGTGTAGGTAATAAGTTTTCCCGTTGGTACCATCAGTTCCTGGTATACCTTGTTCACCTTGCACACCTTGGAATCTACTCCATGTATAAGCCTTATAATCTGCACTATCATTTGCATTATAATCAACATATGTACCTATATAAGTACTTGGTGTTTCAGTCATTGGATTACCGTTTGCGTTGGCACTGTATTTTATATGGAAATATGTTGTTTTACCATCTTTACCCGATGTACCGTCTTTACCAGGTGTTCCTGGTATACCTTGCTCACCTTGTTCGCCTTGTATACCTTGTAAACCTTGGTCACCTTTTTCCCCTTGGTCACCTTTATCACCTTTAGCTCCTTGAATACATACAGGAGTAGAATAAGTTATATTTCCATTACCATAAGTATATTTCATTCTTTGCCATATATATTTTCCTTGTTCCCATTTAGGAGTAGTTTCAACCCAACTTCCTCCTGTTTGAGTAGTACTACTAGTAGACACGTAGTATTCTGTTGTAGTTGTTTTTAATGTTGATTCATATTTAGTTTCTAATTTTCCTATTGTAGTTGTATGTTTATCTACAGTGTCTTTTGTACTGTTATAAGCGTCTTTTAACTGCACTACAGTTCCATCTTGTTTTGTAATAGTTGTATTACTAATAAGAGTAGCTATTTGTCCTTGTGCTATACTTATGT